TTGTTTCTTAGTTTGTACATAGATGAAAATATCATTGTAAACTTCGTTATACATAATTCATTTCTCCTTTTATTTGAATGGATTTGTTTTAATCCATTTAGTTAATTTGTCCATTTCTTCGTCAGTGACCATGAAAGAAATATGAACCAAGTCAAAAGCCTCACTTGGTTCAAAGTAAATATCATTCTCTCTAAAATATTGTTTGTAGATCTCAGCAGTTCTCTTATCTACTTGACAGCCCCAGCGTTTCTTACCAGTCATTGAGATCAACACCCATCTGACGAGCATAGTCTTTTAGCTCATCTTTAGTTAGCCATTCAGGACTATCTTCAGGTTCAAAAGTTTCCCAGAGAGCCTTCATATTTGCAATCTGGTTTGCTTCATTACCCGCCCAAAGATGTTCTGCGTAACGGTTACCATTCCCTAGGTAATAATCACAGTCTGACTTCATGCGGCTTAACATCATATATCTGAATCTTGGTTCGTATGTTTTCCAGTTCTCCATATTAGATCATGCCCCATTCTTGAGCATTTCTCATATGTTTGTTACGAGCTCGATCATATGCCATTTGGAGACCGTATTTTCGAATGAAATCAAAAGTAATAGCAAAAGCTGCTAGAACATCTTCATCTGCGCTCCAATTAATCGCATATTCATGGTTGTCCATCTCATATAGAAACGCCGCTTCTGCAAACTCTATGTCGTCTCTGAGTTTCTGCTTCAATTCCTTGTCATGTCGCTTCATCATCGCTAATAAAGCTTTAACATCGGTCCGTTTGACAATATCCCCATGACCGAATACAGTTACGCATTCTTCTTTTGTGGCTCCAAGTTTCTCGAGAGCCTCTTCTAGTTGCTCATCGTTAAAAGCATAAGCGATTGGAAAATCCTCGAATTCCTTCTGGTGTCTCTTCTTTAAATCCAAATATTCTTGCTTTTTCATGATTATTCCACTCCTTGTGTGGGTTAGTTTTGGTGTCAGAGGCAGGATTCGAACCTGCAATATCTTCTGTGGCATCCTCTTCATATGAAGTACGGATCGAAACCACGTACGAAGCACCTATTGTCTTAGCGTCTCTACCAATTCGACTACTCTGACGGAAATATAAAAATAGATTTCAGAGAAGCTTTTGGATTTTGTCGAGAATCATTTTTCTACAATTCTCATCCGACAGCTTGTCTTCAATAAGTTCTACAATGTACTGTTCGACAATATGAGAATTATTATTAATATCCTTGACCGGAACGACCTGCATAAGCCTACAATCTTGATCGGCGAATGTTCTCGTGAAAATAAAGTGAATAGAATCGTCGAACTTCCAATAACTGAAATGACACCGGATGTCACGTTCTTTGCAGAGTTCAAAAATCTTTTCCATAAAATCTCCTTTCAATTCCATATAAAATTCGCCATCCTGAAACTAAGGGAACGTAAATAACGCTACCTATATGAACTCACTATGATGGCAAGTTCTAATAATGGTGCCGGATAAGGAATTCGAATCCTTACTGTACGGAGCTTAAATCCGTTGCCTCTTCCGATTGGGCTAATCCGGCAAATATAAAAGCCGCTATTTATATACATAGGGCGACTAGTCCTATATGGCAGAGATGGCAGGATTTGAACCTACGAATACTAGAGTCAAAGTCTAGTGCCTTAACCACTTGGCAACATCTCTATCTGGTGGGCCCTCTGGTACTCGAAACCAGAACCGTCCGGTTATGAGCCGGGTGCTCTAACCAATTGAGCTAAGGGCCCAAATATAAAAAAGAAGAGTATGGGTTGCGGCCCAACGGTGCCGAACTCAACCGATTCGATTTTACTCGAATTCCGTATATCATACTCTTCTCATAATAGGGACTGTGAATTTCGCGAATGGTCCGAGTGACAGGGCTTGAACCTGCGGCCTCTTGATCCCAAATCAAGCGCTCTACCAACTGAGCTACACCCGGAAATATAAAGAGGACCCGAGCAATTAAGCCCGAGCCCTCTTACAGGTTCATTTCTTCATACGATCCTGAAGATCATACACCATATCTTCAAAAGCTGCCTGATCCTTACGGACAAGATCTCTATGAGTCTTGCAGGCTTCTTTGTCGATATAGCGATTAGTAAGACTGACTTCCATATCGTCCAGATTAAGAACCGCACCAAAAGATGCAATTCTATTCTCATCAACGATGCTGTCAGCTACAATAGTCATTCTCATACTAGCGAGCATTTTTATACCTCCTTAGAACGGCACTTCTTCATTATTTGCATGACGAGCAGCAAAACGGTCAATTCGCTGAACAACTTCCATAGACTGCAGGTATGCCGTACGACCAGTTCGGCCATTGACATCCCAGTCGTAAGGACGAATATCCATATCGACAGATTCGATCTCGATATTGTCCAGGCAGGCGATGCTCTCTTCATTTAGTTCATTCACACGATCGCCAGTGCGCAGATACACATTGGGACCATAGTTGGTAAACTTGACCTTGATGGGAAGTCTCATGAAAGGACCTTCATCCTCATCACGACCCTCCTTGATTCTGACATTCCAACCCTCCTTAACCAGAGCGTCGGCAGTGTCTTCGTTGTCAATTCTCAGAGAGAAGTTACGATCGCCTTCACGGTTAAACTTGTCGCCTCTACCTTCAAAGTTCTTGAAAATAATCTGACGGCCGTCAATGTCATCAATCTGAAGAATACCCTTAGGCGCAAAAGTCACATGCATAGTTAATAATCTCCTTTTAAATAATAAATTTTGTAGGTTAATAGTTTGTTGGGGTTAGCGTTTTCTGAAGGCGTCGTCATGTTCCGACGTCATTGCTTGAAGTTCTTCATCGGTATACCAAGGAGGATCTTCATCAGGGGGAAAATCGATTCCAGCAATCGGACCATACGGTTCATCCGCAACAAATCGTTCGAAGTCACCGTACTTAGAAATAGTCTCGATTGCTCCATCGACAAGGCTGTCATAGTAAGAGCGATCGATTTCTTTCTGCTTGTTAAGAAGTTTAACAGTTTCGGATTCAAGCCAACGATAACCCTTCGCACCAGTAGCCGAAGAATACTTAACGTTACCTTCCTTATCCGTGCTTTCTCTGACAAGTTCGCCACCACCGCAGCCAGGCTTAATTGGGCAGAACTGACCAATCTTACCAACAAAGTGATAGTCATGTTCATTTTCGGGCAAAGCTTCGTTCATATCCAAATATAAAGCAGAGCTTACAGCCTTAGTTTCACACATATCACTGAATTCGATAGGTTCCTTGCTAAATAACTTCTTGAAGACATATGGAACTGCAAACTGTGCGCCAGTAGCAGTCCACCAAATCTCCTCGCCAGTCTTCTTATCCTTAAGAGGTTCTTTAAACTTGGCAATATACACAGCATCATTAACAAGACAATACTTATCAAAGTCCGCTTCTGTCTCAAACTTGTACCCAAATTCTTTACCGAACTTAGTAACAAAGTCGATAATCTCCTGAGTAGCATTAGGGATCTTGATCGAGTCTGTTTTGATATGAGCAACTGTGTAACCAAGTTTCTGAACTTCACTCTTAAGAAGCGTCATGAACAGTGCACCACGCTTGGCAACAATATTGTCGATATTTCTAGGATCTCGGAATGGATTCTCGAACGAAGCACTAGTAAGACCATAAATAGAATTGATAACAATCTTCAGAGCCTGAGCAAGGTCTGCAGCCTGTTCGTCATTCAAATATGGTTTAAGCGCACCATTCAGCATCTTACCTGCTGCTTCGAAATCTTTGTGCTTGATGGCAACACGAGCGTCAACAATATCCTGGAAGCGTTTAGTAAATTCTGGACCAAAGACACATTCAAATATTGCACTGTGCGGATGCATTGAAGCAACGTCTCCATCCCACACGTCAACATAAATGCCAGGCTCAGAATATACTCGTCCACCTTCACCGATTTCTTCATCCATGTAGGTCGACTTACCGCGATCAAACTCATAGCCCTTAAAGAATGGCAGAATACTCCATCCGTCGGGAAGTTTTTCTCCAGGAATGTAATCACGATACTGAGGAATGCCATTATCATCAAATACTCTGAAGATATAATCCGAACCGAACTTTTCTCTGTATTCTTCATACTGATCGCTGTCAACAGGCTTGGACATATCACGATAATTAAACACACCCTGAGGTTTTCTATTATTGCCAAATATAATTTTTGTAGAAAGTGTATTGGTTGTGTCATTCACTGATACGTCAGTAACGCCATGCAGAAGCTTGACCAAATCAACCTGAATCTGCCGAGCAACAAAGTCTGCCTGACGATTATTGAAGACTGCTTCAGTTGCGTAAACATCGTTATCGCAATACTGCGCTACAGTTTCCCACATATCCTCGGGCACAGGCTTGTCCCAAGGCAAACCAAGTTCCTGATGGTGAATACCTAGTTCAATTTCCCATTTTTTAAGGGACTGCTTCTTAGAACAGAAATCATACACATCTGTATATGAAATATTGTATGCTTCTCCGAAGAAAGCACCCTTGGAACCCTTTTTGGCACCGACTATCTTTTGAGACAAATCATAAAGCTGCTCATTATCATAGCCCATTAAGCACGCGTAAAGTAGATGATTATCATAACGCCTGCAATTAAAGCCGACCAGCTTAAATCTCAGAAGATCTTCAATGTCCTTAGGCTTCGGATTGATCATTCGAACTACAGGTTTTCCTTCACCAGCAACTTTCCAGTTAACAAGGAACAGATTAGGGAATACCTCTATGTCGTAGAAGACCAATTCATCCTTATCAGAGTCCATAGCCGGACTAATATCTTTCGACTTAAACTTCATCTTGTTAGCAAGCTTAATGCAATAATCTGCTTGATTTGTACTGCCAGCAGCAAAGGCAAAGATTTCATTCTTCATATCACTGACATCATAGCCAATGCCACTGTTGTACGCATCATCAAGCAGTTTAGCAATATAATCCACGCTAGGCTTGGTTGCTGCATGGTATTCCTTGTTTAAGTTACGCTTAATCATTGTGCGCAACATTTTCTCATTCTTTATACCTTCCCAGTTGACCAAACTCTTATCATCTCCTTTCAACGGCAAACCAGAGCTGATAGTTGCGATAGGAAGATTGTTGCACTTAGTCAACATTCTTCTAAGCGAGCTCTTGCCGGTGAATACTTTGACCTCAATGTCATCATCATAGATACGACTTAATTTACTCGCATCTCCACTATAAATATAATGAAGATGAATACCTGCTCCGCTCTTGCTTAACTCAGCGTATGTAGGAGGCCACTTCTCTGCCGCCTCGAGATTCTTTTGGAAAGACTTTTTTCCAGTTTCGTCACGAATATCAAAGTCTATGACAATATGATTCTCAGGGACTTTAACATAATGCAGCTTAGAAGTGTCCATTTTGGCTAGAGTAGATTTGACATCATCCCATTTCCGAGATGGAGTTTCCTTAGAAGTAGCTTTCTGAGCAAGACAATCGGAACATTCCTTGTCAAAAATAGAAGGTTGAGCTTCCATTTTGAGCCAATCGGGAATAGGCTTCTCGTCCGTAGCCTCTTTAGTCTCTCCTTCAGATTTCGCAGATTCTTCTTCAGGTTTACTCTCACCAGTTTCAAACTTTTCAGTTCTAAAACCGCTATAATAGCTCCTAGCGCGTTCACCAGTGTCGCTTGTAAACCGTTCGTTGAACTCTCGGAAATAATTCATCAACTCAGATCGGAAATGCATCTTAGACAGAGAGTACGGGACCTTTGCTTCATCAACATAAGTCTTGTACATCTCCCAAGCAGCCTTAAGAGTCGTTCCATCGTCTCTCTTGAAAATATGATACGAATCAATCATGAAGTTGTAGAAATCGTTGGATGCACTCATCATTGATGTAGGAATATATTCATCATACCGGCCGGGATCAGACAAATATACTTCCTTACAATGCCAAGCAATTGGACCTAACTCAAACTGCACCTGCTTCATGAGTTTGTTGTACTCTCGAATGGGAATCTTATTACCAGACGGAGTAACATCAATCAAACGTCGCAGAATACCAGACTTGCCATCTGTAATCTTGACAGGTTTGTTCGTACCCATAAACAAGAAGCAAACAAAACGATTCTCATACTGAGATTTATGCTTTTCGTTCACGCTCATCCATTCATGAGAAACCACACTGTTAAGACGAGTGTTATCCTCGATCTTAGACAAGTCACCATCATGCTGAATAGCAACAAGAGGGTTCTTCTTAAACGGTTCAAGTGCAAACTGAGCACTAGCAGAGCCAAGAGCCTTAGCATCAAATACAGCATGGTAACCATCAAACAAATCCTGAATAATGTTCAAGATAGTCGACTTACCTGTACCGGGGCCACCATAAAGAACCAAGAACTTCTGCAAAGTCTTAGAATCTCCAGTAACAATAGCACCGATAGCCCATTCAATCTTATGTCGCTCTTCTTCGGTATACAGTGTAGAAATAATCTTTTCATAAGCAGGACATTCTCCAGGTTCAAGAGGGTAGCTAAGCCTCTTGCTGGAATAATCCTTCTTATTTGTACCGTCATTAGCAAACAGGAGTTTCTCGTCCAACATATGATAAGAATCTCGTAACTGCTTCTGACAATACTTATGCCAGCCATCGATCACTCCGGTCTCAGCATCTCGCATATAACAAATTCGTACACTGCCATCGATTTCGCCTTTGTGCTCTTCAGCGTACTTAGTAAGCTCACGATCTACCAGCTGCACAACGTCCTGCTCGTCTGTAGACCACAAGCCTCGATCTTCGACCCACACAGCATAGAAGTCTCCGCCTCTGATCATGAGATCATCTACATGCTTAATTAAGAACTTAGGGTAAATTTCCGTATACCCAGGCTTCTTGACGCGAGTCGATACTGTGAAAAAATCGAGCATTACATTCTGTAGCCTCCTTTCTTGTTAGTTCACTCTAGACTATTCAAGTACGCCATGAGCTGATGCCATATCTCGGCTTCTCTAGCATCGCGTCTCCAACCTCGAACTGTAAACAAACCGCCTTTACCGTTTCGGTTATATTTACGGTTCAGTAATCTCCAAACTGCATCACTTACAATTCCTTCATTGAAATTATAATCAGTCATGGAACTTAATCCCAAACTGCTCACCATATCCCAAAACCATTGAGCAGTACGATCACCTTTCTCAGGATTGCACATGATACGTTCTTCACACCTGATTGCAAGTGCTACCATCATTTCAAGAACACTGCAGGGCCCATCTAAACAATATTCTAGATTCTCGCAATCATGGTAAATACAATAACGATACCGCAAATCGATACCGTCTTCCGCTCTGTTCTCATCATGCGGAACGAAATAGGTAAACTCTGTATCATGAAGAAATGTAAAAAGCTTTCTATAAGATATAGAACTTGCGAAGCGTCCTCCGCACATAAGCTTATACATCCACTCAAAATAATCAGATTTTACCTGATCTTCAATTCTCATATCGTCCGTAATAGGGGTCCGGATTCATTCTGCGAACTTCATCATAGGTTCGAGGATCTCGTGTGATTTCGTAATCGATCTCTTTACGTTCGTTTCTAACGTAAAGAATCTCATCCGGATCATCACCGAAATGTTCAAGTGCATCTTCGCCAATAGTCTCCTCAATGTCGAGAGGCATACCCCAACCATCTGCCAACACGCCGTCAGCAAAATAATCAAGAGGCTGTGTATTATAGCCCGGAGGACTACTATTAAATTCATTAGCTGTGATTACATACGGCGGATTGACGTAAGGAAAACCAAGATCGTTCTCATCCTCTCCCTCTTCGCCCCTGTTGCCTCCTTCTTCAATATTCTCAGTATCTTCTTCAGAAGTTTCTTTCTCTTTATGATACTTACTTGTAAGTTTGTAGTACTCAATCATGTCTTGTTCATGCGGAGTGAGATCTCGCTCATCGTCATCGGGATAATCATCATCGTCCTGCTCAGGCTCATCTTTCTTATCGGCAATGCTGGCCTTGAGCATATCTCTCGTCTTCTGCATCAGGTTCGCATACTCATCCTTAACGGAATCGATCTCTTCCTGAGCAATCTGTTCGTACTTCGTCTTTACGAACTTCCAAGTAACTGCGGAGCCAACAGCGGCTCCAACAGCAAACATTAGAATCTTGCATAATGCACTACGATTCATGTTTTCCTCCATTTCATTCAAGATAGATTTGGTCATATTCGTCTTTCTCTTCGACTCTAGTTGACAGAACTGTCACTGCTAAACCTCCTAAAAATATAGAAGTGCTCAGTAATATTCCGCCAACAATATGTCGCTTACTTTTAGTAGCAACCAGATGCTCAATTGTTGCTAGTAATCTCTTTGTACGTTCCATTAACAGCTGCACTCCCTTCGCTTGTTAAAAGGGTCATGCCAGTGATAAAGCACACGCCTGCTAAAGTTGCTAACATACAAGAAACTACTGTAGACTTATTAGTCATTTTTATCATCCTTTTTCCTAGGATCATTAGTATTTCTTAAGAAATATAAATGATCTCCGATTTTTGTTCCCTTGAGCATTCCGCAAATATACCATGCTTTAACTGTTGCTACTCCGACGCCAAACTTAACGGCAGCTTCTTCCTCACTCATGAGCCAAACAAAGATACCGTCTTTAATAACGATTTCGTTTTCAAGATTGTTCTGCAAAATATACAATATCAGTTCTTTACCTGTCATTGGTAGTCCTCCTTTTAGGCTATCCATGACTTTAAATTGGGAATAGCCATGGATAGTCATAGATATCTTGCATCGTACCTGTTAATCCCATATTGGACAGGCGCGGCGACCTTCAAATGTAATCAAGGATATTACCAATGCAATTGAAGTCAAGAATGATACTCTTCTCGCGACCGTTAACGAAATCGCATGCCTTCTCATTGTTCACATCGAAAATGCCGAAGTCTACGAAGTTATCACCGATAGAGTTATCGTCAGTATAAACCCAGCCTGCAATCTGACCGTATGCAGTTCTAGGAGCACCAACCATATCGTAAACTTCATTAAGTGTAAGGACACCGTTCATTTTGAGCTTGTCGTTAGCCCAATTCTGCTGCTGGATCAAGAAAACCTTGTTAAGCTCAGCGTTTCTTGTCCAACCAGTGTTGCCTTCGCAGAACACGATGGAATAAAGACTGTGCGCTGTATTGGGGTCAACAACCTCAACAGTTTTCTTAATAGTAGTTTCGTTACCATCTTCATCGACGACAGTTTCTTCAACTTCCTTAGCCTTAACACCAAAACGCAGCTCACGATCGAGGTCCTTACCAAAGCGATCGACTAGGCGACCACGATACTCCTTAAAGCTAGTTGCAACATTCGTAAGAGCTGCAGCCAGCGCGATATTACGCTTACGAAGAATGTGGTTAGAGCCAAGCAGGCAAGCAATGGAAGCAACACCAAGAGCAACGGACGGACCATACAACTTAACGAACTTCAGACCGGTTTGAGTATAAACAATTGTAAGATCCTTCTTAGCGACCTCTTCAGTGTATTCTTCACCGTCAGAAGTATGGAGGCCCTTGCCAACACTATCATGGATCTTTTCGATAGTATCCTTAGTCTCATCAACAATATCATTAACCTTAGTAGTAGCCTTGCACGCCATAACAGCACTCGTCACAACGCCAATTACGCCGGTGACGGCAAGAATTTCAGGGCTGTGCTTCTTAAACTTGAAGCCAACCTTATGGAAAGATCTACTTACCTTGCTAATAAGTTCAGTATTCATAATTAGTTATTCTCCTTCTTTTTAATTTAACAATTAGTTATTACCTCAGTACGATTTTGATCTTTTCCGATCAAAGCGGTAATGCTCTCGGCATTTCAATCTTGTAGCCATCTCGAGTTCTTACAACTCTTGCATTACGAATATTCGTCCATCCATACTTGTTATCCGTGTAGTCGCCAGTGATACCAACAAGATCGTACAGATCAGCAACTCTTACACTATCGTACTCTTCGATAATCTCATCCATACGAGAGAGCACCGATTCTGCCTCTCCTCTAGTTTCAAGAACAATATCGTCATAGCTATATCCAGAAGTAGTTCTAGTATTTCCGTACGAGCGCTCATCTCGCTTGCTGATACTGTTATAGTCTCTATAAGAGACCTTATCAGAAATAGAGCGCTTGCTATTTCCACCTCCACGTCCGCCGAACAGCGTCATATCAAGTGCGCCAACTACAAGATCATACAGTGCTTTCTTGATAGACGGCACGATAACGTCGAATAGCACATAGTTCTTAACATTGGCTGCATCTTCTGTAATAAATACATCTGTCAGCTTTCGAGTGTTGTTCTTTTTAGTCTTTACTTTTCCATGGACGACCTTTTCTGCTCGCTTTCCCTCAATCGGCTTCTGCTTCTCAGCTCGACTGGTATGGGAGTTATCAGGCAAATTATCATACAGCTTGGTCACATCGGGTTCACCCATTAATTAGTCATCTCCTTCGACAATTTTTAACTTTCCAGGAATAGTTATGTTTGATCTTGGCATTCTTCCAGTTTCCATTTTGAATTGATATGCCAGATTACAGCGAGCTTTCTTTTCGGACTGTGCACGAGTAGAGCCGCTCCAATGATCAGCTACGATCCTTTCAAATTCTAAGACAGGACCGTTATAATAATATTTATTCATATAGCACAAAACAAAAATAGAAAGAGGAGAACACCCTGTTAAGGATGCTCCCCATCTTGCCGAATTCCAAATAACTTACTCTTCAAGTAGGTTACTCTTGGAACACGCCCACGGCTATCACTCGTCAACTACCTCGTAGTCTTCATCCGCTTCAGCCTCAGTCTTCTGTTCAGCCTTCTTGGCCTTATACTTGTTGACAAGCTTCTTGCCCAGCTTGATCAGACCGCCAGTAGCGATCGTCAGGCCGGCGCCAATCAGCATTGCCACGCCAGTACTCATGCCAGAGTCCTTCACTTCGACTTCGTTGTTGTCGTTCTCGACTTCCTCGATAGCAGTCTCGTCATAGTTCATGATCTCGTTCTCCATAGTTTAAAACTCCTTTTAGAAATAATAATTATTGGTATTTCTGCCATAATAGGCACTGTAAATCTCGCGAATTATCGCCAGCTATTGAACCCACGTTTCGGAGCAACCGCATAGTCGATAACGATGCAAGGAACTCCATCAGTGTCAAGCTGAGCACTGAAATCAAGCTCAATCAGACCTCGTGCAACGTTCCACCCAAGATCATCGCCAATACTAACTCCATCCAAGTCTAGCGCGTAATAGAATTCATTAAGAGAAATATAATCCTCGCCATTAATCATTCTCCGGTTAAGCTCATTCACAGTTCTCTTAATTGTCTCAATGTCTGATACGAATCTTCGTTTAGTAATCGTGTCGAAGCATCGAGTTTTACCATTTCCGCTTACAATAATTGTAGACGGATTAACGGGCTCTTTCTCGATACGCTCCTTAGCGACCTTTTCGCGAATAGTCTGCTCCTTCTTTTCGCCAACTGTCTCAATAACTTTCTGCTTATACTCTGCAAGAGCAGTTGTGGACAGGTTATATGCTGTAGCAAGTGCCGCATTGCGCTTCGAATGAACAGAACTCGCACCAATCAGGCAGGCAATAGAAGTAACACCTGTGATCGCTGCAGGAATGTACGGTTTCCAAGCTGCCTTAACTACCTCAACCTTGGTAAGATGATCGTTATGTTCATTAGCAGCTTTCTCATCTTCGGCTTCAGCAATCAGATCCAAAGCCTTCGGTGTGGCAGAAACAGCCAAGACTGTCGTTGTAATCATGCCAGCGATACCAAGACCTGTTAAAATTTCTGGACTGTGATTAGATAGGACAGTTTTGACGCTCTTAAATACCGCTGCCATGTTCAGTTTACTCATTTAACTTTCCTCCTTAAAAAAATAAAAGTAAAAGAGTCCAATTAGGACCCTTTTACCTGCTTAGCAGTGACTTCCTTCACTTCTTTAGCGACAGCTTCCTTCATCTCGTCGCTAGATAACTTGCTATTGATAAGGGTAGCAACCCCCGCCAACACAAGTGCTCCAAGCTTAAGACCTGTCTTGATAGCTTTCGTCTTATCCATGATAGAACACACTCCTTTCCATAATAGTGGCTGTTAATGTCGCGAATTAGTAATCGAGGTAACCAATATATGGCTCCATTGGAAAATGAATAATCGTGCATTCCAATCCTTGACTTTCTTCAGATTCCTCATCGATGACTATCTCCTCATAATCAAATTCGATCCATGGGTGCCAGTACATTTCCTCAATTTGTCCGCAAGACCATCCTACATTTTCATACTCCGGCTTCTGCTCCAAACCAATAAGCTCATAATATTCATTGAGACAAACTGCGCCATTTATATACATGGCTCTATTAATCTCATACTGAGCCATCATGATGGTTTCTTTAGTAGATTCGAAGTATCTTCCTGAATAGAAATCGTAGAATAGTTCTTTGTTATTGTCTGATAGATTTACGTCACCTGTATACTTGTCTTTCGCGATCTCACCACGAATGCTTTTTCCAGCTTCTGCTCCATATAACTCTTCCGTTTTCTTCTTATACTCTTTATAAGAAGTATCGAGCAAAGCATATGCACTCATGAGAGATGCTTGTTGATGCTTGCTAATTACATTAGATCCGAATATGCAAGCTATTGTAGCGGCTCCAGTAATTATCGATGGAATATAAACCGGGCCTGCTATTTTGACTTTTTCCCATTTGGTCAACTCTTCTCCTTTCTCTTCTTTTGCATCTTCAAGTAACGATAACGCTTTCGGTGTTTCTTTTGCTACCATGACTGCTGTTGTCACTACTCCAGTTGCACCTATATAAGTTAATATTGTCGATGCATTGCGTTTAATGAATTGCTGTAAATCCATTTTCTTCTCCACTCCTTGGGTTAGGGTACATGCTAAAAACAAAAAGAAAAATAATAGGCTATGGAATCGAACCATATTTCACAATAATGCAGGCTTTATGCCATCATTTCTCCAGACCTATTATCTTTCTCATAATAGCGCCTGTAAATTTCGCGAACTCTCAGCCCCATTCAAAAACAAAAAAGAAGAAGCCCATTACTGAGCCTCTTCCTCCTTGTTAGAACTTGCAGTGAGTTTCTCAAACTTCTTAGTATTGTGCTTGAACCATGCGATTTCTGCGCCGATGATAACCGCATTCAATACGATAGCACCTTTCCAATGCTTCTTATAGAATCGGCCAGTCTCCTTACAGAGTTCACCATAGTCCTTCCAAAACTGTTTCATTTTGAATTCCTCCTTTATTTGTTCTTCCATAATAGAGGCTGTTAATGTCGCGAACCAAAATAAAAAGAAGAAGCCCATTACTGAGCCTCTTCCTCCTTGACATTTTCTTCGGATTTCTCCGCTTCGATATATCCGTTTGCAATAGCCTTCACAACCTCATACTTCATCTCATAAAATCCAATAAAGTATCCAGCCAATCCAACTGCTGCATATTTGATAAATTGCTTCATTTTGAAACCCTCCTTTATAATGTCTTCCATAATAGGAACTGTTAATCTCGTGAAGGTTTTTACGAAAATAAAGAGAAGGAGTCCCTGTTATAGGACTCACTTCTTCTTTCTAAGTCGCTTGACAATCGTAATGATCAGCCACACGATTAAGCCGAATACGATAAAGTCGCCAAATACGATGATAAACCAGTTTCCTGCTGCAATAGAAGCAAACAAGCCAACCACCGCAAGGGCGATTAACGCAACGAGCAAAATAATAAATGTGATCATTATTAATCAACTCCTTCCATAATAGTGGCTGTTAATGTCGCGAATTAGACAAGCCTTCTATCAAAAGAAGTTTCCCATCGTTCTTTTGCTAATGGTTTCATTTTGAGCCCCCACATAATTTGTCTTATAGAGACCGTTGGATATAGGCGATCCTTACATTTACCAGCACGATCATTGAAGAATATTTCGAATTTATGATGTAAATATAACTCGTCAATTAGCCATGGATCTATTGCTGTCCAGTATGTTGATTTAGTCTCTTCGTCATACCGCTGTTGTATTACTGCTAACCCTTTATCATTTATTTTGAATAGCGTGCACTCATTATAAACAGGATGATTACAAATGTATGTGTCGCCATATATAGAAGTATACATATCTGGTTTAGTGTAATGGTATCTCACACTAGGAAACCCCTTTCGAAAAATAGAAGGGACCGAAGCCCCCGCTATTTACTTAGAACTCTTGCCAACCAAAAATACGCCGATCAAAATTAATGTGATTCCAATCCACAACATTGAATCATCCTCCTTGATTTTTGCATTCCGTTCCATAATAGGGCCTGTAAATTTCGTGAAAAATAAAAGAAAGAGAGGCTGCTCACCTGTTAACAATTAAGTCACTCCGTCCCTCGATAGCCGTCAGCTAAACCTTCAAGGGTGACACCTTATTTCAACGTCGCCGGTCGCACATTTATAACGGTTGTTTCCGTAACGTCTCTTTTCATAATAGAGGCTGTTATTGTCGTGAATTAGATAAAAAGAAGAGGCCATGTTTCCACAGCCTCTGCTTTCGTACGTCAGTTCCTACTCCTAAAGTTGAACAACTTGTCCATGAACTTCCGTCCCACAGTCGTGGTGATCGTGTTCTCGTCCTCGAAGTACAAGCTCGCTTTCACTCCCCACAGGGTTACGCCAAGCGGCAGAATAATCGCACCAATGTCGATAAGATTCTTAATCAGTCGAGCCTTGCGTTCCTCTTTCATCTGTTTCTCGTTCTGAGATTCAGACGATTCGAGTTTCTCAATCTCGATTGCTCGATCCATCAACTTGGTCACGCTGTTCACTACCGCTTCGTACTCCTTGCTAGTAGGATCCATATCGCTTGCCCTATCAAGTCTGTCCTCGATCTCCATATGCAGTTTCGTAGTCATACTCATATTGATTCACTCCTTTAACGTCGTTGAACTTATACGTCCCATAATAGAGCCTGTTAATCGCGCGAAAGATAATTTTTGTTAACAACCTTGAGCATCACAACGTTCTTCTTAGAGATAGAGTCGATCGTGACTCCCTGAAGCTCCAAGAATGGCCTTGGTGGTTCGTCAGGCTCGGATCGATCAATTCTGAGATAACCGACTGACTGCTCTTGTACTGCTTTTTCGATTCGTCTCATTCCAATAAAGATTCCGACGAATACTCCAATGATAGCTCCAACTAACAGAGCGATTCCAATTGCCAAATACTCCATACATTCTCCTTTCATTTTCAAAACATTTTTCAAAAATTCCTTGGCGGGAAATTTTCGCCTTACAAAAATAACATTGCTTTCCGTAATCTGCATTCGGAATTTCTAAGCTAGAATAAAAGCGCCTAACCTAGGTTAGAAAAGAAAAACTAAAAGACCTTGATACAATCTCAATCTTTTAGCTTATTTGTGTTTGCGTGCATTTGCATTAGCCGATATGTACGTCATTGGCTTCGTCCTCCATTTTCTTCAGCTCTTCCTTTTTGGTGAGCTTCTCAACGAAAGATAAACCAACATATATCGTAGCTAAAAAAGCAATATACATCATAGTAAACACACTCCTTTCTTCTCATAATATGGAGTGTTAATTTCGCGAATTGTAACTAAAAAAAGAAAAGGGAATCTGTTAAGACTCCCTAATCTTTGGTTAGTGGTTGAATTTATGCTAATTTTAGAAAATGAATTCAACCGACTGGACACAGCCGTATTCGTCAACAGTGGTAATCTGTTCCGGATAGCTAATGCTAGTCATAGTTAACTCCTCCATATGTAAAATTTAGTTTTTAAATTCCAACCATTTCTTCTCATAATATGGAGTGTTAATTTCGCGAGTTCAGCTTAATTAATTCTAGGTTTCTTTCTGTCGCAATAAAATACAGATTCTATTTTAGTTTTTCCTACAAAATATCTATAATCGAAATCGTACTTAGCAGGATTGAAAGTCCATATTCTTTCACGGCTACCGTCCTCATATATTACGACAATCTCTGCTGTGTCGAATCGTTTATTATTTATAAAACATTTTGAAACAATGTCATATAATTTAGGATCCATCAAATATTCCGCACCCTTGATGCACATCATGGGGTTAATAGGAGGAAATATAAATGAGAATTGTATGGAAAGATAGTTCGCCTCACACTAAACCTTGGATAACCCTACAGTACAGAGACCATGTTGTGAGCCAATACGGAAAAGGATGGATAACGAATGTGCCAGGAGATGACAACATTTACTTTCCTAGAGAATGCGCTCTAAACGCAATCGACGAAATGCTAGGCGGCAAGACTCGTAAAGCTAATCCAAAGAGACATGAGCTTGGAATAAAAATAATTGGAAGAAAGGACGATGCGTCATGAGAATAATTTGGAGAGATAGTTGCACACCTAGAGAATATGAACCAATCAAATACAGAAATATTTACATTTTTGGATCTCCTGACGGTTGGGAAGTAAATATAAAAGAAGATGATAATCTATATAAAAATCATTATTGCGCTAAAAACGCTATAGATGAATATTATGGAGATTTCGGTGAGCATGGTGATAAAAAGCGTAAGTCGTATGGAATCCAAATCATAGGAGCAAAAGATAGCACGAGGATGAGTTTATGAGTAAGACACTAGAAAAGCAAATACAAGAATATTTGAAGCAAACACAGTATCACAAAACAAAGAAACGAATACTGAGACAAAAAGAAGAGGCCCTGTCGTAATTGACAGAGCCTTTTCCTTTACTTCTTCGAAAACTTGGCCTCGATATTCTTCTTAGCTTTCTTTGCTGTCGTTACGACTGCATTACGAGCTTCTGGCACAAGTGCGACTACCGTAACAATCGGCAGTACAATCTGCGTAAGCCATAAGCGAGCTTCCCGACTAGCTTCAATATGCTTATATGTCATATCAATTCCTCCTTCCATTAAAGGAGGTGTTAAATTCGCGAATTAAAGAAACGAGTTTTCATTTAAGCATTTGGTATATGTAGCTTCAACATTCTTGATCGCAAGCTTTGCAATATTGTTCTTGAAGTCTGGGTGCTTTGTACAATACGACTCGTAATCAGAAATATCAGTTATGATCTGATCGAAGTGCTCTTTGCTATGCCGTTGTTTATGAAGAATCTCATCGTTGAAACGTAGAATTCTGGTTCTACAATCATTCATTGCTTTCTCGTCACAAGACTTCTGCAATGTTGTAAGACCTTCCTCGAGTTTTGTGACTTTTGTAGACAGATCTTCATTCATCATTTTCCCGATTTTCTTAAGAATAGATGACCAAGGATTCCATTTGATCGGGGAAATCTGGATAAGTGACAGCAGGACAATAAGGATACCACATCCTCCGCCTGCAATAGTGGTTACCATTTCGGACACACTCATTCAAGTCACCTCCGAAATATGATTACTCTTCTGTATTGCTGCCCTCTACGAATCTCTTAAAGCCCTGGTGCAGACCTGTGGAAGCCAGACCCATAACGGCCCCGTAGACAAAAGATTCGATAGAGAGACCGCTAACAGCAAGGTTCAGACCTGCGCCAACAACTGCCAGAATAACAGGAATATCATCATTCGGTAGCCACTTCATAAAACTTGCATGCTTGATAATGTAACCAAGACATAAACATGCGATAATGACAACAAGAACAAAGTTGTCAGCTAGCACTGTGAAATCCATAATAGATTCCTCCTTCTAAATAAAATAATAATTCATATTTTTATTGGTTTACTACCTCAACATAGAGTCCGACCAGTTCGCTCAGGGCATTGTAGACTGGATTCCCTGTGTCTCTCGTGCAATGATAGAGCACACCACCCTGCGTATAATACTTACCATTTTCGAGAGTCATGTTGCCCTCATAGGGAATCGGATCATACTTTGTACCTTCATGCGCTTCATCAATGCGAGCATAGAGACTTTCTGTACCGGTAGCGCCAGGAACCCACGTAGACTGCGACGTGTGCGCCTGCAGCACTTTCCATAGCTTGCCATTATGGGTGATTTTGTAGCCCACAGTGTAATTCTGACCTGCTGCCCACGCCGGATACAGCGTTTTAACGGTAAGCGCTTCTGCATCGGTCAGCCCCTGTGCCCCGGCTTCAATGATCTCACGGTATTTCCGTGCCTGCTGCTCTGTCATACCACACCTCCTGTGATGATTCTAAGGGCGTCTTCTGCATACACACTTTCAGCCTGCGCCGATACCTCCGTGTATGTATACGGAGCGTTTTCTACATCAATCGCCTCTGTATATTTCATTCCAGTCTCATTTTGCTGGATCATCATGCCCACATCGGAACATGTCCTGTACAGCCGCACTCCATCTGTTCGGGTTTTATATAACTCTCTGATTATCATATCTACCCTCCTGTAATGTCCGGATAGTCTTCTATCGCCCGGATCTGATCTGCATACTTCGACCAGTTTGTAGCCGCCTTATATGCATCTACCATAGAGGCTGGCACGTAAATATACCCCTCACCTTTATTCATTTTTGTTGTGTTGATACCGAAAATTGAGTAACTAGCTGGCGGAACTGCATCAGCATTTCTGATTATCAGAGTTACTAAGTTCGCACACGCCAATGAGTAGGAGCTAAATCCCTGCTGACTATCGATATGCTTAAAATCCGCTTTTGTCAGTGACGTGCACCCTTCAAACGTTGAAGAGTCAATTCTGGAATTAAACGATTCCCCAGATACAAATTCCGTGAGCGAAGAACAATTTCTGAATGCTTGGTGCCGTAGTAGTGCCAATTTGGGGAAATATATGCTCGTTAGTTTCACGCAATCTAGAAAACAATATTGCCAAATATCAGTTACTTCCGGCATTGATACAGTGGTTAGTTGCGCCTGTTCGGCAAAACTGTACGGTCCAGCCTTTGTTGACTCGTTGTCTGTGTACTCTGTCATACTACATGCTAGGCGCTGCTTAAAATAATCAGTGCTCGCCCCCGCCTGGATCCCGTCCACCGCATCTCCAAAACCTTTTGCTGCATCCCATGCTATCTTATCTGCGCTTCCGGTCTTAGCGCGGATTCGTTCTGCTGTGTAAGTCAGTGCAGTATCAAGTACCCCGGAATCCACAGCCTTGTCAATTGCCATCAATAACTACCCCCTGTCCATGTAGGCAGCGCAGCAAGCATATCCTGTACACTCGGAATATTCACAGTAACGTTTTCTGTGCCATCGTAAGACGCCTCGACAGCACCAGTAAAAGTAAGAGGTGCATTGTTAGGAGTCGCATAAAGCGAATCCACGTACTTCTTATTAGTTGCTTCATAGGGTCGGGTTGGTGTCTCGACATTGAAAATAGTGACTGGTTGATCTGCATTAGATCCATAGAGTGAAAGAACAGGTTTGTTAATGGTATCAGTCTCGGTAGATTCAGAATACATTACAACACCATCAATATTTCCAGTCTTGAGTTCTATTTGCTCTGTCTGAAGTATATAGCCAAACATATTAACATTGCCAGTAAGTGTGCCACCGGTTTTATCCAGTTTTTTATTCATCTCAGCAGCTGCTGGATTAAATTCATCGTAAGTCTTTCCACCTATAGTTAGACTTTTCATTTCCATTTTGAATTATCGCCTCCTATTTAGTTATAATTGCCGGGAGAACAACCGCGGTTAGACTAGATATATAATTAGCATTGTTCCCTAACTCAGAAGTCTTAGTAGGAATGATGGAATTTTCAAAATTAATATGCGGTGTCAGTTCCGTCTGGAATATTTCGAATCTGGCTCCATTGGATAGTGAAACCTGCAGGTAAAGGACCAGATCCTTTTCCAGAGAGGTATAGAGCATCGTTTTGCAGTTCAGAAACTTTGGTAGGAACATCTGCGCTTGTAATATATCCAGAATCATTTGTTAATTGCGAGGTTTTAGTCGGGAGTTCTGTTTTCTTAGCATAGTCGCTAAGAGCATCGGCAGTAAGTACTTCATTTGCTTTTACATACCCAGCATCATTCTCAAGCTGGGAAACTTTAGTAGGAAGATCTGACTTCTTAGCGTAATCAGTCAAGGAAGGATCGGTAGAGGCACCAGAGCTGTCAGTTTCAAATGTGCAAACCCAGGCGCTCCATTTAATATTGCCAGATGTATCTAATCCTCGGATTCGCTCAAATACTTGAGTTCGAGCTGGAATAAATATGTTAGTTATTGTCAGCCTCTGTTTTACTTCGTGAGAGCCACTTTTGAACACCTCAATGCAGAAGCCATTGCTAGCACTTGAACTAATTGGAAAGTTTGAGAAATTAGCTGACACACCATTTCCATAATAGAAATTTGGAAGCACTACATCGTTAAGATCCGTGCCACTCTCAATAAGAATAGGAGTAATACCACCAGTGAACTTGGTACTCATACCAATATCAAGCGTATCATCAAGCTCAGCAGCTTTACCAATACCAAGGCCCTTTCCGTTTGCCTTCCAATGCATAATTGAATAGGCAGTAGCAACTTGGGCTGTAGCAGTGGCCGTATTAAATCCATCATAGACAGTCAGTTTGATCTCATAGGAGCTTTCTGTGTCTGCCTGGAATGTTGCCTTGGTCTTAATACTATCATCTGTAACAAGCGAGTTAGGGAAATACTTTTGGGCTTCGATCGAAAACAGCTCTGTCCATGCAGAGTTACCATGCTTTCTGTAATAGGCTTTGGTGATTGCAGGCTTGCCATCATCGTAGCCATAGTCAGTATTCCAGAAGCCGGACTCATACGCAGGATGCACTCGAATATAAGATCCACGATCGTTCGCTGTACCATCGCTATTGCATCTCTCGCCAACAAGCTTAGTGATCTTACACAACGGACATTTAAGAACACTAATAGTCTGAGTCACAGTTCCAGTTCGGCCACGCTTGTCAACTACAGTAGCAGTAACTGTGACGTTGCCGTATGAAGTAGGTGCGCTCATAGTTACACTCTGACCACTATAGCGGGTATTATCCATTTTGACTGTAGACGTTGCAATTGTAGAACCATATGCTCCGGTAAAGGTAACGTTTGCTCTTACCTTTGTGACATTCTGGATATACACGGGATGCTGATTCCACCAAGTAGAGTCATAGTAGTTGGTAATCATAGGAACACTTTCAAGGGTGATTGTGCAGCTAGGGGCAACAGTATCAGGAATAGAGTAAGATACTGTCTTAGTCGAGTTTCCAATATTCGTGTCACCAGAATATGTAGTGATAGCGAAAGTCAGAGAAACTACTATACCTGTAGTATTCTCACTAGCCAATGCCAGTGGAGGAGTCCAACTAATGCTTGTTGAAGAAGATTTCGTGGCTACTGTCCCAGTCGTTAATCCGCAAGTATACGTGATTGTATGTGTAAAGCTACTGCTCTGTCTTGTAACGGTCAATGCCTGTGCTTTTCCAAGTGTGCCATCGCTTGCACTAAGAGTAGAAATACGAGGAATCCTATCAAGCTGGAATGTACCAGACCCAGTCTTATTAGGTGTCCAGTCATAAATTCCAGCGGTCACAGATACAGAAAACGACTTATTGCCATCTGAATTGTGCGCAATAGTCAAACTACCGCTGCCGACAACAGTTCCGTTATAAAGCTTAACTTCAGAACTATCTCCTTGCGAGTTAAGCACAGTAACACCATTGATAACTACTGTGAAGTTTCTAGCATAACAATATGAGAAAGAAGCCGAACCAGCACCTTTTAGTGTCCAAGAGATTGTCGTAGTATTATTAGCAATACTCTGAGAAACCTGCGACCAGGAGAGGACTAAATGGCGTCCACCATAACCGGTCGTACTTACACTTCCACTAGAAGCCATATTAGCCACCCACCTTTACAAAAGATAGAGATCCATCCGAATTCGGAAGGAAAGCAAAATTACCAAACTGAGCTCTCTCGTTCACATCGACAACGATATTACCAGTGTGGAAGTTATTGCCATCCCAAGAGCCAAACGTAACATCATCTTTAGTGAAAAGAATCTGGTCATTGTCAAGAACAAGCTTAATCGAGCTATCAGAAGAACCGATTGTAATTGCATTTTCACCAGAGAATGTGATGTACTTATAAAGTTCATTGAACTTCGTCTGCATATCACCATCAACATCAGTTACTTGCTGACTAACGGTGCTGAACGTCATCGTGATACGGTCTGCAAGAAGCTCCAACTGAGAACTAACAGTCTGCTTAAACTCGTCATACTCTCCAGATTCAACATAAGTCTCAAGAGCGCTAAGAATAATAGACTTGCAATCCGAGATGATCTCAGTTTTCTGAGTTGTCATCGATTCACGGATATCAGAAATAGCATTCTCAGTATCTTCAGGAGAAGGAGTAAAGTCGGTTTCCTGATTTCCTTTTTCTATTTTGAGGTACGAGAAGTTAATTGTAATGCCCTTCTCATTTGCATTTGTGCTGCTCATGGCAATCTTAACTGCTACAAGATGGTTAGTCTTTTCGCTGATGTTCATTGTGCAGCTATGTCGTTTACCATCGATACTACGCTCATTTTCGGCTGTGAGAATCGTTCCGATCGCATTATCAGTGCCAACATTGTAAGCACTTACAACGTATACACCAGTACGAGAAGACAATGATGCAGCATAAGACGAACTGACAGACACGGTCAAATCGCTAGCATCACCGGAATCAATGATGAAGTATTTGTATGTGACGTCTCCTGTAGTTTCAGTCTCGCCACTAGAACTAGCAATAGCAATCGTTACATTTCCATTGCTATCGTCAGTAATGCCCATACCAATAGAGTTAACAACTGTGACGTTGCCATTACCGTCATCAGTAATAGCGCCTTCATTTCGGTTAATAATCGCAATATTACCTTCACCATCATCTGTGTAACTGACCTCGTTGCCAGATGTGGAAAGAGTAAAGTCATATTCGCTCACAAGGTTACGTCCACCAATCTCCACGCTGTCAAGAGTACTACTGACAGAATAAGACGTGGATGTAGTGTCATCGGTGTAAGTAATAATAGTGCGAGTCCAGAGATACGGTTTCTCGGAGGTTGCTTCGGGAATAGATTTCGTCCACGTTCCTTCGGGAGGCGTAGTTCCAGACTCGCCAATCTGATAAGTAATTTCTGCAGTTTTTATACCTTTGCCATCCGCTCCATCACTACCTTGGATCGCCACAGAGAATGTGAACTTTTTAGTGATTGTTATCTCGTCAACCACAATGCGAATAGTCGCTTGAGTCGTCTCTGTGATTATGTCATTAGTTGTAAAAGTGATAACAGGAGAAGATGCGCCATTATTATTTATGATTGCAGAAATGCCGCTCGGGCATTGAACAGCTACAACTCTGACTTCTTCACACTGCTGAGAGCCACAGTAAGCTGTTACTTGAGTCGTACAAGTTAGGCCAGAGGGTGCACCCGTCGAATCGCCAACAAAGGTGTACCCTTCACTGGACAAAAGTGCAGAATAGGCATCGGTAACATCTACAATCGTAATCTGACCAGATGCTTTAATGCCCATTAATGTTGTAAACCTCTCTTGCCTTCAAAATTGTGTTATGCCACATATATTAAATCACTCTCCTTTTATCATTTTTAAACTCCTATGACATATCTGAGAACAAAGCGATTATTGGTGTATTTGATACCAGTTGTTCCGGTCCCGGTATTAGCATTGTTAGCATGACCGGTTAACTTATCATCACTGATATACAAGTATTTAGTACCTGCGTAGCCAAAAGTGCTAGTAAACAGAGCAAACGAATGTCCTTTTCCAGCATGAGTAGCTACTACTTTCTTCGAAACGAAGAACGAGATAAATGATTGGTTCTTAGCCTCACCGTCGTAATATTCCGAGAATACTAAGCATATACCGCTTGGCTGATCACTTACTTTTTCAGAAAATGTTGCGGTTTGGTTAGCATTCATATACCAAGCTCCAGTCCAAAGAATAGTACCTGCCATATCATACACGCATCTCCAAGTGCCCCAAGCAGAAGTGTAATAGAAGCGCTCCCAAACTCTAGCTTTATTTTTGTCGCAAACCGTTGCAGTTTGTTTTATTTGCCCATTCGGGCCGGCAGATTCAACTCTGAGAGTAAACGAGCCGCTAGTGAATGGCGCATTAGAATAAGCATTGTCCGTGATGTTTCTTCCGCTATAAACATTTGGGGTTAAGATTGTATTCAAATCCGTGCCAGCTGCTAATATAGGTTGAAGTATTCCGCCAGTGAATTTAGCTTGATAACCAAATTCTGCAAGATTATCTGTTTCAGCCGTTTTGCCAAATGCGACACCAGTGCCACCAGATTTGAAATCAATAGGAAATTTAGTGGTGCCGAGAGTTTTTGTCACTGTAGTAGTGCCGTCTTTAGTGTCGGTTACTTTAATTGTGTAGGTATAAGATTTGTCTTGGTTAATCGATCCACCGACGATTTTAGATGCTGATCCACTATTTCCAGATGCAGTAACAGTAACTGTTGAAGATCCTTGGGTTATTGTAATGGTCTTTACAGGATTGGATCCTGTTATCTGACAGCAAGACCAATCAAAGGTGATTTTACAATAAGATCCGGTCTCTAAAGCAGTTCCATTTTGATCGCAACGAGCTAATTTTATGTTAGTGATTGTCGGCTTAATGTACGCCAACTCCCAAACAGCATACAAAGCAATAGCTGCATTGGCTGTATAGTTTGCGCCGGCTACATAAGCAACAGTTCCAGTAGCAGTCTTGGACCAACCTTTAAAATTGTAATTTGTTCTGGTTGGTTTAGTTGTAGATAGTTTCAGGGTAACTCCGTATGTCTTTATCTGCTGACCAGGAGCTCCAGAGCCTCCATTTGCATTGTAGGTAACCTTATAAGTCACTGCTGCCCACACAGCATATAGAGTAACTGCTGCATTTGCTGTATAGCTCGCTCCTGAAGCATATGCAACAGAGCCACTTGCGGATGTTGCCCAACCTTTGAAGGTATAGCCAGTTCTAGTCGGCTTGGTAGTAGACAAAGTTATGTTCGTCCCATGCCACTTTGTCTGTTGAGATGGTGCGCCAGAACCTCCATTTGCGTTGTATGTGATCTTATATGACGTCTTTGCCGCAACAGATATAGACCCACTAGCGCTTTTAGTTCCGCCATAAACATTCTTCCAAGTGAAGTTCATGACAAAAGTCAAAGCTAGTGCAACTCTTTTTGCTGAGGTTCCTTTGTTTATTGTAACGGTGCCAGTTGCAATGTTTTGAGTTGTCTTCCCACCTATTGCGAAAGTACCTGTCTTTACGGTGTTACCATCTATTTTGACCGTATAATCCTTATTTAAGCTTGAGTTAACGGTGTAGCCATGAGTGACCCATTTCAAGGTCCAAGAAAGAGTTGAGGTGGTCGCTGTACTGCTACTCTCTGTCATGATTAGTTGTGCTTGTGGACAAGTTGAACTACCAAACTGAGGAGTGCTAATTGTAGCCACCGACCTCACTCTCCTTTCCAAATGAGACCCATGTTGCCATTGGCGCGTTCGGCGAAAGCAAATCCGCCAAACACCAATTCATCTTCAACTTCTGCTCTGCCAATCTTTAACGATTGATTAGTTACATATGCCGGGATGCTAGTGCCATCCATAAACTTAATTGCAGTATTCGTGATGATGACTTTGAACGACCCCTCATTGCCAAGTTCGATCTGAGGTTCTTCTCCGTCAGTGCTAATACGTATATAGCTCGTCAGAGTCTCAAGACTCTTTACGACATTCTGCAAGGCTTCAATATTACCACCAGTTTCAGCGAGATCACTTTCTAAAGTTTTAAGATCATCTGTGGCTGTCTGTAACTGAGCAAGAGTTTCACCCATTGAAAAGACCCAACCATCGGAGGTCTGTTTCATCAACGAGCCACCGTTCTCGTCGACTACTAGAGTGGATATGAGTCCTTCTATCGCGCTGATATTCATTTCAGCAGTTTCTAGGCGTGCGCTCATTGCATCAGATAATTCATCCATAGCATCGTTTGCTGCATCGAGACCATCTGCTGTATTAGCAGCGACGTCAATGTATTTCTTAGCGGCGATCTCATTAATAACATCTTCAGTCATCGTTCTAGGCGTTGGAGCATTCCAGTAATATGTTGGATCATCTGCCGTTCCTCCAGACCACCCAATACGATCACTGTTATAACAGACCATCGGAGATGTCCCATTAACTTGAGTCGCCACAAGAGGTTGATCGCTGTAAATATGATACAGTGCTCCCGTATCGCCACCACCTCGGAGGAAAATATAGAAACCCATCCAATCCATGCATTGTCCAGCACCTGCAAATAGAGTGCCATAGCATTCTTCGAGATCATGAATCCACCACGAATAATTAGCACCGCCCCATCCTCCATAGTTACACTTAATCTTCAACAGAAGACTTATGCCTTTCGAAGTAGGATGACCATTCCAATCAGTCGGAGCTTTCTCGCTATAGCCACGTTTAACCATAATCTCGCGCATTACATTCTGGTCTCCGCCTCGCAAGACTACAGGATAATAAGTGTTGGCATCACCATTAAGCGTGATGTCATACTTGTACTGATAACCGTAATTACTCTTAGCTTTGTCAGTATAATCCTTAGCGCTAGTCGCTTTTTGATCAGCAGCAGTGATAGCCGACTCTACTTCTTCAAGTGAAGGAGTCCAGTCAGTTGCTTTATTACCGATTTCGAATTTAAGTTTACTCAGTGCCACAACTGCAGTGTCGCCAGTAAAGGTTGCAGTCTTACAATGGAATATCCAATTCTGGTCGCCACTGTATTTCTGCGTTATAGAGAAATAACCAGTTGTCGAATCATACTTATTCTCAATAAGTGTGTTACCGTAAGTTGATGCTAACCCTAAGAAAAATTGTGACGTCGGAATAGCGTTGTTAAGCTTCAAGTATCCGCTGACTGTGCATGTGGTAGCAGGAGGCTTATAGCCTGTGACATACAAAGTAAAATACTTCCCCGCAATTAAAGTTGAAGTGATGACTCCATTTGACACTGTAGGAATAGTATTGTACGGGGTATGCGTGCTTAACTTTGTCAACTGAATGTAATTTCGTCCGCCAACAATTATTCCTTCCGGTGTACTACCTACACAATACGATGTTGATGTTGTGTTATCTGTGTAGGTAATGATTATACGAGTCCATAGATATGGAACCGTAGCACTTGTAGATGGCGGTGAGGAAGCCCAAGTTCCTGTTGGAGCAGAAGTTCCAGAAGAACCTGCTTGATAGGTTATCGCTGTTGATTTAACGCCTCTACCAGCAGCTCCAGTTTCGCCCTTAGGACCAGTAGCTCCCGTCTCGCCTTTCGAGCCTGTGACGCAAATAGCTGCAGTAGTTGTAGTCGTATTATCTGTGTAAGTGATTACCGATCTTGTCCAAATATACTTACCATTCTCCCAGCCAGGATATGTACCAACCCATGAACCACCTGTCTGAGAAGTTGCAGAAGTAGATTTGTAATACTGTTCAATAATAGACTTAACACCTTTACCGGTCGCACCAGTCGCACCCGTGGCACCAGTTACACCCGTAGGTCCAGTAGCCCCTGTTGCACCTGTGTCGCCCTTAGCTCCAGCAATACAAACTCCATTTTGACTTGGAGAGTATGATTTAGTGCCGGCGCCATTTGTCTTAACTGTACGGCTCCACATATACTTGCCATTCACCCATGTTGGAGCAGTTGTTGACCAAGAACCATCAGATAGAGACGTAGCAGATGTTGAAAGATAGTATTCGACATCTACAGAGACGATAGCATTGTTGGCTTTTGTCCATGCTTCTTGTGCAGCCTGATATCCACTTGATTTGTTGACGGCTGAATACGTATAAGTTCCATCGGAGAACTCAATCATCTCACAATAATAGAGCGATGATGCACTTCCGCTAGTATATTCAGGTTCAGTTGTACTCCATCCACTAGGAGGTTTCGCAGTTGGTTTATTAGGTGTAGACGAACTAAGTTTATAGTAGCGAGTAATACTCTTCGTGTCGCGGTAACTCGAGAGTGTAACTGTCGCAGTCGCTTTACGAGGCATATCAGTCTTCTAACTGACAGGTGTAAACAACTGCACTAGTCACATCAGTAGCTGATACCGTAATTGACTTAGCAGTAGCCACAACTGCAGTAGATCCACTCTTATACCATTTTATCGACCCAAGAGTCCCGCACACTCCAGCAGCCGTAATGGTCTGTTCGACTCCGCCTACATACACATGAGCAGTAAGTTCTGTCGAGCCAGTATTATTCTTGAATACGGTTCCATTGCTTGAGGTAATGCTGAGGGTTATAGCGGCTGCACCGTCATCGCCTTTAGCGCCAGTGTTACCAGTGATGCATACGCCAGTCGAGGAAGGAGAGTATTCAGAGCTTCCATCGCCATAAGTAATAGCGGTTCTTCTCCAAATATAAGTCCCTTCAGTCCACGTGGGTTGTTCAGTAGACCATTTACCACCTGCCAATGTAACAGGGGAAGATGATTGATAGAACTCTTCAACGCTCTTAGTGATAGTCTCACCAAGAGTAGCTTCAAGAGTTTTATTGCTTGCGCTAAACTTGATGCTTTGAGCAGAGACTTCAAGCTTATAATTTCCGTCGGCATCTTTGTAGTACTTCAAGAAATTATTAGCATCGCCAACTGCTAACTGTCCATCTCTATCCAGATAGATGCCTCGCGTAGTGTTATCAGCAGAAGCTTTTACTCCGGAATAGATGGAAGTTTCTGTGATGTTAAAACCGCCAATAGTAGCATCGAATGCCACTAAGTCATCCACTGCTATTTTTTCAGCGACTATAGATTTGGCTATAATCACAGAACCATCTAATCCATTTTGATATTTTTCGTCAGAAGAGGCTGTAGTTTCGCCCAACGAGTCAACATTGAGCTTATAATATAGACCATCAGACCCCTTGATAACCAACTTATCAGCTTTCAAAGTGTTGGCTTCGATCAGATCGCCTTTAATAGTTACACCAACTAATTCGCCAGTAATCTTACCGTCACTGACAACAAGATCCTTAATAATACCAGAATCAGTAAAGAGCTTCTTGACAGCAGCCATGTTAATATTGGCGAAGTCGATATTTGCATACTTAAGGTCAGCATCTGTGGCGCTTAACTTAGTAGCTTCAAGATTAGCAATTGACGCATCAACAGCAGTTAACTTGTCAGTCGTCAAGTCACGGAAGCTACCATAAGCAGCTTCAAGATTATTAATCTTTGCATCAGTAGCTTCAAGACTCTTAATTGTTGCATAGGTGATCTCAGCCACTGTAGCATCGAGTTTAGTAGTCTTAAGAGTCTCAATCTCAGCCTCAGCAGCAGTGAGTTTTCCGGTAATAGTTGCGTTATTGGCGGTTAATGTATTGATGTTAGCTTCGTTAGCATCTAAGCGTTCCTTAATAGTGACGTTGTCTGCTACAAGAGTATCAATTCTGGCAATCTCAGCTTCAAGTCGTTCGGTGCTAACCTTATCAGCAATGACAATCTCGAACTCTGAGATTTTAGTTCCCATCTCTTTTACTGTATCTGTACGAGCTGAGGGAGATGAAATATTACCTGTCACGAGAGCCGTATGATCTTTGATCATGACAGTAACTCGTTCGCCATTAAGGGCATCAGCGGTAGTGGAGATCGGAGTAAGTAAATCTGATCCGTCGAGTCTTACATATTTACCACCGTCGTACTCGACTATAGTTCCGTATACTGTGGTTTCTTTGCTCTCTTTCTTTTCTTGGGTTATTTGAACAAATTGTGATATCAAATCGCTGGATAAAGCCATGTAATATCACCCCCATAGTCTAGTAGTAAATACTGCTTTCTCCTTAACCGAGCAACCCGGTTCGCATTTGATAGATTGGCTTATGATCTTTGCTTTAACGTTATTGATGCCCGCTCTGGTGTAATTCAGACGAATACAATCTCCTAAACGAACACCACAATAGCCATGCGTGAATGTGATCGTATATTCAATAGAAGACATTGCCTTAAGAAGTCTTTTGGCATATGCATCTATCTGCTCTTTAGTCGGCTGACCAGAAATACTGGGATTGGTGTCCCTATAGATAATCTCCCTGCCTCGATTGACTGTCGAGATTGGACTATTCTCATCGTTATTAACAACTCTCGACTGATAGTACTCTGTGCCGTTCGAGTAGATAACCTCTACTACATTCGGAAGGCCATAAAGGTCGTGATCCATAGAAATATCAGGATACAAGATCGAACTATTTGAGTCATCAAACGTCATCAACGGCTGCAAAGCTGCAGTATCCTGTCTAGGAGTAAACAGTACTCTACCAAGCTCGTCTAGACCAAACGAATATTTAGCATTTGCCAGCAGGTCTTTGAGGAATGTTATCCATGTGTCATCTGGTTCAGAGACAAAGTCGGTATATAGTGTATCGGTAGTGATAGTCTTAACTACTGGAGCACGAAGATTCTCAGCTGTAAGCCGATACGCCATATCCATGATGTTTGCATTCTTGAGAATGGAGTAGCCATAAGGGGGACATTTCTCTTTAAGCTCGATCAGAGGAGTATAAGCATCCATTGTGACTGATCGTACCTTCCCATCAAAAGATGTAGATGGTGTCTGGACCATAAATGTACCTAAAGGATGTCTCTCTCTTACTCCATTTTGAATTGTTACGAGGTAAACTCTTACATAGCATTCTTCCAACGAGCCATCTATATCGATGGTAGCGGACCCTAGTGTGTCAGAGTCCGCATCCCAACTAATCGTGCACGATTTAACATCATTGATTTTACTAACATCTTTCCAAGTTCCAGGATCAACAACATAGTACTCAAAAGTCTGTTGCATTGACTTAGACCAATCAGCCATGTTATGTACCTCCTTCGACCTGAGAAATAGTTAATGTAACAGGAACAGTTACTTCGGTATGCTTTTGACTAAAGGAAACAGAAACGTTAGCCCAATAGCCACTGCCAGACGGTTCACGGACATAGACATCGCCCATCCATCTTGCAAGACGACGAAGAACATAGATAGTCTCTTTATCACTCTTAGGAATGTCCATATTCCAAGTTGCAGCAACACCAAGCTGAGTACCATAGTAAGCAACTGGATGCGAACGTCCGATGTATTCGACAAGAGATTTGTCAGAACTGTTGGATTCAGACACATCGATGTTATACGGAAGCTTGAGCATGGATCCTGTCCAAGCCGGTTGCTCCATAATCTCATCTTCCGATGTTTCAAAGCTGCTCCATTCTTCATTCCACTGGATAATAACTGCTTTACCACCGACCGGATAACCAGGAGTGTCATAGTAGCTCACAGCACCAGTTGCTTCAGTGGTCGCAACGATTCTGTACCGAGCATAATCCAATGCCGGATGAGGATCTGTGACTGTGGTAGCTTTAGTACTGTCAATGCCCGTAGCAAGTTCGGTAAAGCTGCCATCAAATTCTCGCCTATAGACAGACAAGAGTACTCCCTCGACGACCGAAGACTCCTCAACTATGCAGTAGTACACATTATTACCATTACCATCCACACCAGAGTAAACCTTCTCGCCAGTAGTGGTTGTAGCATTAGCCACAGGATCACCCCAAACAGAAGTTAGCTTTGTGACGGTCTTCGTGTATGTTCCAGACGAAGAAGTAACCTGGTAGTAGACCATGTTTGTATCATAACAATACGGCCTGACATTCGCAGTCATGGTCTCTTCGTCAACACCAATCGACGCATTAGGAACCCAATGTTCATCAGTCCATCTAACTGTGAATGTTAAAGATGCTTCCGAAGTTAACCCAGAATTCATCGAAACAGTGCAAATGACTGTATACTCGATATTATTCTCAAGATCGATATTCCAAGCAGAGAACTCCACCAACATAGGTTCGGAGATATCGAAATGCTTAGAATATACTTCCTCACCGCTGTTAATAATCACAGGATTACCAATACTATCAACTGTCTCATACATAGAATTAGACTTAATCGACAGATGGTAACTAACAGGAGCCTGAGTCTTAGGACCTGCAAGAGCTTTGATATAGAAAGGAAATGTTGTCAACGTGTCAAGCTCATTTCCATCAACGTCGGTCATGTTCAACTGAAGCGTTGCCGGAGCATAGATGTCGATAGTTCTCTGAACAGACCAGTCACCGTACTCTTTGGTGATGCCTGCAGTTCGGACTCGCCATTTGATTGACGTACCTTCAGTATACGAGGTAGTCTGGAGAACCCATTGACTATTCGTAGCTTCGTCATCTTCAGACTTATTATTTTTGATTGTATGCTCCTCAAGCTGGTCACCGATGTAGAGTTCCAGCTCAGCATATGTCTCTTTAGAGCCATCTTCTGCATTGTGGACCCAATATAATGTGACTGGATCACCAGTAATAGCAGTAGTTGTGGAAGACCAAGTTGTAGGAGCAGACGGAGGTTCACCGATGGTAATAGATCGGATATCTGTCCAGCCAGAGTCGCCAACTTTATTGGTGGCTTTGACTCTGAAGAAATACGTGTCGCCACTAGCCATACCAGTGATAATGGCATAGTTAACAGCATCAGTTACAGTCTGGCTCTTTACTTCAGACGAACTGTCGAAATAGTATTTCTTAGTAGTGTACTCGACTGTGTAGCCAGTAGCATTATCGACAGGCGCCCATGTAACCTGGACAGAAGTTGTGGACAATGCTGCAAGCTCAGTGATACCACTAGGAACACTAGGCACAGTTCCCTGATTCGAAGAGTAAGCAGACCATTCACTGAATGTATTTTCTTTGAGATTGTGCGCACGAGCACGAACCTTGTACTGACTGCCTCCTATGATTGGGAAGACATATGCAGCATGACCAGAAACAATCTCAGCTTTCTTAGCACTATAAGTTGTCGAGGCGTTGTCTCTGATAACCTGGAACTGAATATGAGTTGCACCAGGAATATTGATATTGTCAAGACTGGCGGTTAGCTTAAACCATTTGATCTCTACATCGGGCGTTCCCGGAGTATCTAGAGGTGTGCTGTCTCGCCACTCTTTAACACTAGACCAAGATGCTTCCCAATACTTAGTTTCAACATCGTTCGAATTCTTGTAAGTCTTAGAGATAGGCTTGACTTTAAATCGGACTTTCTTAGCATTACTAGGAATGCTATAAGTGCTTTGTTTAGACAGCGAAGGATTGTCTTCGTCAACAGATATCGAGGAAGAACTCCCGTCAAACCATACACCATTACCGGTATCATATGTCCAGGCGACCTTATAACTATCAGTGTTCTTTTTATCCCAAGACCAAGTAGCAAATAGTGTATTGTCGCTATTGCTCATCAAACCAAACTGGTTAATAGTCACTTTATTTTTGCTGGTCGAGGCCGAACCCGAACCAGATGCGGCCTCTTGTGTTAAATAAATAACCTGACCAACGTAAATGAGATCGGGGTTCGGTATATTATTAATCGCTGCCAGCTTCTTGTAGTTGTTATAACCACCAGCATAGTCGACAGCTATCTGCGATAAAGTATCGCCACGTTCAACAGTTACGTATTTTTTATCGGCAGATAATTTTGCCATACTTTACACCCTCCTTCCCATTTTAGCAGCGCGGACAAGTGTCTGAACTGCGTTAGAGATTTCATTGCCATTGTCGTAAGTGATGCCTTCAAAGTTATACGTGTCACCACGGTTAGCAGCAAGACCATCATTGAGCTTGTTGATTGCTGTAATGACATCATCGTTACTACCATTTTGAAGTTTACGGTTCATAGCAATGTTGATAGCATTGAGATTGCCCTGAATACCGATCCCACGAGTTCCAGAGAACATACTATTGATGGCAGCGGCTCCAGAACGGACATCTGACAAGTCAACAACCGGACGGATTGTAGGCTGGGCATCCATATTGGAGTTCAGTGTGTCAAGCATTGTAGTCATGGCACTTCTTGTGGCATTGATAGCAGTGGTACCCATGTTTTCGCCTGCGTTATAGACAGACTTACCCATGTTCTTAATACCGATAATAAGGCCTTCACCAAGCCACTTACCTGCTTTAATAGTAGCCTTCGAAGGAGAATTGGACTGTTGTCCATCTTTTTCGCCTTCAACTGCCTTCTTGCCAAGTGCGTAACCAGCATTGTATGCTGCAGTCTGCTTAGCATTGATCCCTTCGACAAGCCCGTCGCCAAGGTATTTACCAGCATTTTTGAAGCTATCATACTTAGTCTTTATACCAGAAGATGCCTTCGATGCAAGGTCTTCGCCCGCGGTTTTAGCTGCGCTGTTCTTCTTAGCAATACCATCGATAAGCTTACCTGCTAGTTTCTGGCCGGCATCAAAGAACGTTGTGAACTTCGAACTAATAGCCTGACCAATCGACTTAGTCAAGGAGTTCACAGTAGACATAACCTGAGGGATCTTCAGTTGCATACCTCTGATCAAACCAGTCATCATATCAGAGCCAGATTTAATCATTTTGACCGAAGCGAGGTTAAACGCTTTAACAATTCCGGTAGTATTGACTGTCGCGAGCTTTTCGACAGAGGACTTGAAAGAATCTACCCCATCAGAATTGAACGTGGCTAAGCCAGAAATGAATTTCTTCAAACTCTCAGCAGCAGTGACACTAGCAACTACTTGTGCAAGGTTGACTTTGGATACGTTTGCAGAATAGTTCTTAATCGACGTTCCAATAGAACCAATCTTAAAGTTTGCAATGCCACTAGAGTCAAGCTCCGTAAGTGTCGCAATGAAATTCTTAAGTTTAATTGCAGAATTTATAGACGAAGCCACAAGAACAGAATTAATGTCTTTGATAGTATCCGAATAATTCTTAATTTCAGTCGCAATCTGCTGAGGTTTAAAGTTGTCAACTCCAGACCCGTCAAAACCATTGAGGCCTTCAATCATAGTTCTAAGCTGACGTGCACAAGCAATTGTGGATGCAACCTTCTGCATATCTGTGTCGTCAACGGCATCTCCAAAAGTAGCGATTGCTTTGGCGATTTTATATGCAGGCCCATCAGCACCTACACCGCCAACACCAATACCAGTAAATTTTTCGATTCCATCGGTGTTAAAATCAGCAAGAGAATCGACAAAATTCTTAATACGATACGCAGTGGAGATAACTGTAGAAACTGCAGCGGTATCTATTTCGGTAGCCGACTTGGAAAACTCGGACATTGCGGTAGAGAAATCAGTCACATAGTCTGCAAACTCCGAAAGGTCCATCTTACCGTCAAACCAGTTTTCTGTCGGAAGGATCTTCTGGAATTCTGTTATAGCTGTGCCAGCACTAACAATGGATGTGATGTCTTCTTCACTGATACCTCCGCAATCTTTAAGTTTCGTCATAGCTGTAGCGAATACGTCGATATCTGCACCAAACTCGCCAAGACTCTCCCTCTTTCCGGCAAAGAAAGCAATAATGGGATTGACTTGCATTTCGAGGGTGTTCTGAAATTCTTCAAGTTTCGTAGCGGCAGTCGTAATCGATTCAATGACTTCCGGGTCCAACGCCTCGCAGTCCTTAAGTTTAATAAAACCATTAGCAAACGACTCGATACTTGCGCCGAATGTGCCAAGGTCAGCTTGTTTTCCCTTAAACCAGTTAACAACGCCACCAACGGAGCCTTCGAGTTTGCCTTGGAATTCATTTAATCGATTAGCAGTCTCTATAAGTGACGTCATGACGCTAATCTTTAAACCGTCACACTGTTCAAGTTTCAGCATCCCATCGGCGAACAAACTAATATTTGTACCGAATGTGCCAAGGTCAGCTTCTTTGCCCTTGAACCAACTGATAACACCACCAACAGAACCCTCAAGTTTACCTTGGAATTCATTAAGACGTGTAGCAGTTCCAATGAGGGATGTCATGACACTAATCTTAAAGCCTTCACACTGTTCAAGTTTAAGCATACCGTCAGCGAACAGAGAAACATTTTGTCCGAATGTGGCAAGATCAGTTCTTCCTGTAAAGAACTTAATGATACTGTTCGGAGATTCAAGTTCCTTCTGAAGATCGGACAGATCCTTCACAGCCTGAGTAACAGACTTGAAAGCATTATCATCGACAGTGACACCGTCAAGAGCACTAAGCGCCGATTTCATGTTTGTCATGAAGGTCTTGACGTTCTCACCAAATGTGCCAAGATCATTATCACCAGCAAAGAAAGCTACGACGCCGCCGACACGGTCCAGTTCTCCTTGCAATTCGGACAGTTTTGTCGCTGCCGTATTTATTGCCTCGAACGCAGTCGTGTCGACAGTAATCCCACTGATCGAATTGAGAGCGCTCTTCATGTTAGTCATGAAAGTTCTAACATTCTCACCAAATGTGCCAAGATCATTGTCTCCGGCAAAGAATGCCGCAACGCCTCCAACACGATCAAGATTACTCTGCAATTCAGACAGGCTTGTCGCAGCGGCATTGATACTTTCAAACGCAACCTGATCGATTGGTCCAACCTCGGACACTTTCTTCATGCCATCTGCAAACGCACTAATTCCGGTACCGAACTGCAGGAGACTCTGATTGCCAGCAAAGAAATCTACAACCCCTCCAACACGGTTAAGATTACTCTGAAGTTCAGATAGAACACCAGAAGCCTTAACTAGATTCGCGAGGGTATCCGGATTTATAGTTCCACAGCTAGACAGAGTTACCATACCAGTGGCAAATGCTTCAACACCATTGCCGAAGGTTTCGAGACTATTCGAGCCTGCGAAGAAATCAACAACGCCACCGATACGCTCCAAAGAGCCCTGTAACTCAGAAAGTTTATTCGAAGCTACCACAAGAGTGTCTATAGTAGCAGGGTCTACAGAGCTACATTCGCCAAGTGCTTTCATACCATCAGCAAACGGCACAATACTTGCACCGAACGCACCAAGATCATCTCTACCAGTGAACCACTTGATAACGCCGCCAATAGGTTCAATCACACCCTGCAATTCTGCCAACTTTTCAGTAGCAAGAATAACAGTGTCAAGTGCTGCAGAGTCCAAAGTGATTCCATCAAGAGTAGAAAGTGCGGTCTTCATAGACTCAATAAACTGAGCTACGTTTTCGCCAAATGTTGCAAGATCATCTCTGCCCTTAAACCAAGAGATCACACCTCCGATAGGCTCGAGAGAGCTCTGAAGTTCAGCAAGTGCGGTTGCGGCTGTGATAATACATTCAAACGCACCTAGATCAAGAGTTACGCCCTTGAGTGTAGAGAAAGCCATCTTCATAGACTCAATAAACTGAGCTACGTTTTCACCAAATGTTGCAAGATCATCTCTACCCTTAAACCAAGAGATCACGCCTCCGATAGGCTCAAGAGAGCTCTGAAGTTCAGCAAGTGCTTTCGCAGCAACAATAACTGAGTTAAAAGCTTCCTCGTCAATAGTAACTCCGTCGAGAACCTTGAATGCCATCTTCATGGATCTGATAAATGAAGTAATACTGTTGCCAAACGCTTCAAGATCTGTTCTACCAGCAAACCACGAAATAACTCCACCAATAGGCTGCAGAGATTCCTGGAGATCAGCCAGACTCTCAGCCGCTTTTATGATGACTTTAAACGACTTTTCGTCAATGCTGACATCGGAAGAAACCTTACCGATTTGCTTCATGGCTCTAAAGAATGCCACAGCATCAGTTTCGAACTTCTCCATAGATGTCTGCCCAGAGAACAGAGAAGTAAAGAGATCTGCAATAGACGTGCCGATAGCAGAACCAGCTAACTGGAGAAGAACACTAATTAGATCTTCAACTCCATCAAAGGATCCGCGTTTAATACCAGATGCATTGGAGCTAGCAACAGAGAGAGCCGCCATGAACGCAGCGATGTCCTCTCCCATTTTGACCAAACCATTGCCAATTCCAGTTGAGATGCCATTGACAAAGTTTCCAATCATTTTTCCGATACTACTGCCGATCTTTTCGAGGACGGGCAGACCCTTGTCAAGGAACTTCTCAAGACTTGGGAACTTAGTCATCAGAGCACCAACTGCAGTGGCAAAGATACCCATTATACCCATAAGAGCAGCGAGTCCAGTCATAGCAGTGACGCCAATCAGAGCCATAGGACCAACAAGAGCGATCTTAGTCAGAAGCTCAGTCATTGTGGTCATGAGACCAAGCAGCAGATTAATATTGGTTTCAGCATTCTCGATACCATTCATACGCTTAATAATCGCAATGAATGTGAGCATCGGAATAGCCATCGCAGTTAGAGCAGCAACGCCTAAAATGGCAGGCCAAATTAGCGCGCCGACTAATGTAAGCGGTAGCAACAGAAGTGTAAGTACACTCATGAGAACGACCAGGGCCTTAACATTACCCATAGCATTCTCTACACCGTTCATGGTCTTCAGAACTTTAATGAATACCCACATCGGAGCAGCCATAGCAGTAAGTGCAATAACACCCTTTACTGCACCCCACACGTTGACCTTCATGAGGTCAAGCAGCTTGACAAGCCCCGCTATCGCCGTCATTAAGATAATAAGCGCCGCAACATTCTTAATAGAAACCTTAAGGTTTTTCATCGAATACAGAACGCCGACAAAAGCAAGTAGAGGAATCACCATCGTAGCAAGCGAAATGGCACCCTCGAAAGCTTTCTTGACATCAGCATTCATAGAACTGAGAATCTTAAGGACGCCAGCCATCGCCAGCATGAGAGTTGCCAGAGAGGCTACAGTCGCAATTGTTGTCTTAGGATTTAGCAAGCCGAGCAAATACATGATGCCAGTAAGTGCTGTAATCACACCGATCATCATGATAATAGGACCAACAGGAACCTTAGTCAGACCCTTCAGGCTACGCATCATGATTGCAAACATGCCCATCAATGCAGCCATTGCGCCAACAGCTTTGGCGAGATCCTTATCATCAATAAAAGAGAGTGCTGCAACAGAAGCAGCCATGGCAACAATGGAAAAGGTCATCCATTTCATTGCATCTTTGGCATTCTTTGCGCCCTTCAAGGAATGAGCCATGAGCGCCATCATAGCACTAAGCATACCAACTGCGGTAATTCCCTTTGCCAAACTCCTTACATCAACGAAACTCAGCAAGACACAAACACCGGCCAAGACTGCAATACCCATAGACATAGCAGTGATTGTCTTAGATACTTCAGCCATTTTCTGCTTATTACTAATCTTAAGAATCTGAACAAGAGACGCAACAAATATTAAGAAACCAGCCATAAATGTGCCGCCCTTAATCATGTCGCTAACAGAGAGCAGCCCACAAAGTTTGCACACACCAACAAGCATGAGCATTGCAAATGAAATGCTCGTGATCATCAAACTGATCTTAGCCATTTTCTGTTCGCTGCTTATCTTTGTGACTTTGACCAACGCAGCTACAAAGATAACAAACCCAGCTGCAAAGTTCGCGCCTTTGAACATGTCTTCCGCGGTGAGCAAACCAGCAAGTTTACAAACGCCAACCATGAGTGCCATCGCAAATGCCAGTTTAATCATCATACTGCCAACTTTTTTGATGTCGGGGCCAGCACTCTGAGTTGCTTTAACAATATATTTGACAAAGATAGTGAAACCAGCGGCAAAAGCAGCGCCTTTAAGCATCTGCTCACCAGACAGAGTTCCTGCAAGTTTACAGACAATTACCATCAGAAGCATGGCAACAGCCAATTGTTTCATCATCTTGCCAACATCTGCAACGTCACCAGAATATCTGGTTATTCCGCCGATCGCTGCCACAAATACAAGCATACCTGCAGCAATCTCAGCAAGAGCTATCATGCCTTGCTTGGCTTCCTCTGGTTTCATGCTGCCTATTAGTTTAACGGCTGCTGCAAGCATGAGAATAACTATGCCAATCTGCAGCAAACCCTGTTTGATTCCTTCAATTTGAGGACCCTTATTCCATTTGAGAGACACGGCAGACATTTTGTTCATTACTGCCCCTAAAAAAATCAGAATTGCAGCAAGTGCACCAATGACACCAACCGCATTCCACAGCTTTTTAGGATCGTCAATTGTGCTGAGAAGCCAGATAGATGCAGCAAGAATACCGATAGAAATTGCCATCTTCTTAAGAGCTTCTGCCTTGATATCCCATGCAGTAGCAGAAAGAACTTTGCCAAATTCCTGCATAGTAGCGCTAGTTTGATTAATCAAGCCAGTCACACTGCCGATCAATTCTGCAAATTTTCCAAATGTGTCAACAAATTTCTTTAAGACAAGAATCATGGAAACAATCGAACCAGCAGCAAAGATCTTACCCCATTCGATGTCGCCATTTTCATCCGTGATAAAATCCCAGAGACTCTTAAAGATCTTTACGATTTGTTCACCAATAGTCTTTAGAACTTTGACAACCCCACTAAAAGCAGCCTTAGAACCATTAATAAAACCCTGGAAGAAGTCTTGAGCAATCTCGTAAGCCTTCCAAGAAGGCGAATGGACACCCAAAGCAGATGCAAAGTTAGATACGAAGTTAATGCAGAAATCTACTACCTTCTGGACAACTCCGCCAATGCTGTCTGCAATTCCATTTTGAAATCCTGCGATGAAATCTTTACCGATCTGAAGAGCAATACCAGGAAGAGATTTAATTGCTTTTGCTAAGCCCTTGCCAAGGCTAGCCGCAAACTCAGAAAGGTTAATCTCGCCATTTCTTAATTTTGCAAAAGCGTCACTAATGGATTCAATAGCTTTGACAAGCTTCTGAACCGCAGATGTTTCCTTGAATACTGCAAACCATTCTTTAAAACGCTTGATAAGATCCGGAAGCTTAGAGATTAGCTTATCGATAGCTTTAGCTAGGAAATTCTTTTCAAGCAGCCAATCTCTGAAAGCAACTAGTAAGTCACCGATACTTGCTGTAACATCCAGAATGTTAAGATCGAAAGCCTTCAGAACCTTAGATACAAGAGTGAATGCAGTTCTTAATGCACCACCGACAACAGTTGTAACAATGTTAACAACCGCCCAAATACCCTTGAAAGTACGCTTAAGCTTTTCGCCATTTGTGTTTAGCTCGCCAGTCTCTTTGTCGGTAAGTCTGAGTTTCTCAGAGAATGTATTCAAAGACTTAGCTATGCCGTAGAGTTTAACGGCCATTTCTCCAATTCCAGGAGGATTAAATATATCGACAAAAGCAGCTTTGACAGCTTTACCGATACCAAGTAAACCGTCTAAAGCATTCTTAAAAGATTCGATTAACAGAGTTCTACCGTCTTTCTTAGACATCTCATCAGCAAGATCACTGACAGATATGCCAAGCCGGTCGGCTTCTTTTTCAAGAGCTCTATAAAGACTAATCTCGTCTTCTGTAAGTCCAGCCTGTTTAAGCTGCTCATCGCTGAGTTTTCCGAAAGAAGAAGATGCTTCTCCCGTAGCTTTAGTTGCCTTTTCAGTCTGCTCAGTCGTAGTCTCCATAGTAAGACCAAACTTCTTATGCGCTGTTTCGACATCTTCGATAGTCAGCTTGTAGTCATTTCCTTTGTTGACAAGCTCCTGAACAACTCGGTAGTCATATCCAGCCTCTTTAAGGAGATCGCGTCGATCAGGGTTGTCTCCGAAATTATTAAAATCACCGCGCCAAACTTTACTGACAATATCCTGGAAATATTCAAGTTTGTCAGAGGCACTTTTAACAGTTTTAGTGACTTTTTCGAAATCTTGCGCTACTTCTTTAATCTTGCCAAAACCTGCGCCATTAAGTTTTTCTTTAATAGTTTCCCAAGGTTTAGCAAAATTAAGAGCAAACTCTAATATCGTGTTTCGAGTTTCCCCGCCAGCGGCAAATACATCCCATAAGGTATTAGCAAGGTCAGTCCACAATTCGGTAGCTTTCTCAGCATCACCAAAGATGATCTCGAAAGTCTTCATCCAACCAGTGCTGACAGCGTCCTTGACCGAATCGATGGCGTCTCTGAACGTTCTTGCCTTCTGAGCTGCTTCGAACGCCTTTAATGCGAAAGAATTGAAATCATAGCCAAGAGACTTAATTGCTTCATCAGTAGAAATACCCTTTTTTTCTGCAGTGTCATAAATCTCATCAATGATCTCAGACGCAAGCATGCCCTTTTCTTCTGCTGCATTGTAGATTCCCTCAACAGCCGAAGAATAATCATTAAAGACTTTCATCATGACATCAGAAGTAAGCCACATTTCCTTAGTCAGATTAGTAGCAAACTGAGATATGTTGAAACTGGCTCCGCTCGCACCAGCGACCAAGGATGAATATGTACCATCACCGTTTTCTTTTAGTGTTCCCAAAGCAACGCCAGCATCAAGACACTTCTGTCTAAATTCTTCGGTATCCATGGATGCATTCTGGATAGACTTATAGTCTTCCAAGCGCATAACGCCAGCACCCATTGCCTGAGACAGCTGGTACATTGCACGGCTTGCTGTTTGTGCATTCTGGCCCGACAGTGCCGCCCAGGTAGCGATACCTTCCATTGCCGTAACAGACTCATTAAGTCCTTTACCAGTTGCTGTAAATTTAGCGATGTTCGACACCATCTCGGTGAAGTTATAGCTGGTTTCATCAGTAAACCAATTCAAACGGTCTAACTGGTTATTAACATCTTCGATAGCATTACCCTGCGCGACAAGAGTCGCAACGGAAGTAGTTTTGTCGCTAAATTTTTGCCAACCGGCAGTAAGCTGGTCCACAGACAACGACTTAATTAGTGATTTGCCAGCATTAACTGCAGAGTTTGTAATATTAGCAAGCGCAGTTATGCCTATCACCTGAAGTGCAGAGAACTTAGCGCTTACTGCGTCGACGGCGCCTCCAAGGCCAGACATATTAACTTTCTTAGAAGCCTTGTCAATGTCCTCCAGTCCTTTGGAAGCACCAGATAAATTCAATTTTTGTTTAAGTTTATCCAGCGTAGACATGGAAGTTGCGACATTAGATTCGAAATGCTTGTTGTCGAATCGCATCTCTACAACTCTTTCGTCAACAGTTGTACTCATATCTTAGTGACCTCCTTCCACGCAGCGTCTACGATTTTATTAAAAATAGGCTGGATCGCGGGATTAATATAATCTATCCCTTCAACCCAACCTCCGGTTCCAGTTCCGTGCCCATACTGCAGTATGATGGCAATAGGAACTCCTTCATTTATGTGCGAGTTACAAAATACGATACGAGCCGATCCATTGTTATGTTCAATCTTGTAAAACCATGAGTTAGCTGTTTCGCCCGTATCAACAGGTGTTGCAGACGAAAGGGCGGCTACTCCTTCTCGACCGTATTTGTCGAGGATACTTAAACGGGCAGCCTCTTTTACTCTTTCTAAGTAACGGTTGAGTTTCGAGAAGTCACCCTTTTGTCTGAAACTAATCATATGTTATGTCCCCTTGTTTAACCCTTAGTGTTAAGCTGCTTTCTACGAGCAGCATTGAGAGCCGCATTCTGACTCATGATGTCTCGTTTGCTTCGTTTCTTAGGAGGAGTGTTCTTAATTCCACACACTCTAATCAAGGTTAATAAACGATTGATATGCCATTTTTCACATACTTCCAGCGGAATATTGGAGCTAATCATCCAGAAATATATAAGTTCTGAGGTAATTACTTCACGATTGTTTCCGCCTTTTTCATCTTTGCTAAATGTAGTGGCCGTCATTGGATCGTTAATATAGTCCATGATAGCTTTAACGTTTTCGGGACTTAGATGATTGTATATATCCGAGTCGATATTTCTTGTAAGTGTCATGCACTTTATATAGTCGAGAGTCTCTTCGTCAGTCATTGGTTTCTTAGAGAAAAAAGGTTTCTTCCATTTTGACTCCCACTTGGAAAGAGAGATGAGAGAATGCTCCAACTGCAATGTCTGAGTTTTAGGCTCGACAAATTCCTGTTTAACTTCATCCCATCCCTCTGGGCTAATAGGCACAGTGATTGTAAGCACTTCTCATCTCTCCATTGTTTTCAAATTTATGCGCCGGGAAGAGCAGCCTTCTGAGCAAGGTCAGTCGGAACAATACCGTTGACAAACTTGGCAGCTGCATCAGCATCGGTAGCGAGCTCCATGAAGATCTGGGAATAAGCCTCAGTCTCCTTGAAGTCATCAGCATAACGAGAGCCATCCGGCTTCACCTTCATGAAACGGCGCCCATCGTCGCTCTTGACACCATAAGCTTTAAGAACAAGATCCTTGAAAACACGAATGATAGCCGGAGCATCCTTTGCGTCAACGATCTTCTGGATAGAATCGGCCATGCCACCTTCAGTGCTCATTTCCATTTCCATAACCTCAGCCTTGGACAGGTTGAAGTAGAAATTCTCAGTGCGCTCAACGCCGTTATAATCAGTATAGGTAACAGTCTTCTTAATCATAGTAATTTTCTCCTTTTCAGATAATATAAGTTGTTAATTTAGTGGTAAGAGCCGCCAGCTTACCTGAATACGGCTCTTTAGTTTACTTAGTTAAAATCACGCGCCCTCGAACAGAGTCTTGATCTCATCAGGAAGCGGCAGGCGAGCCACAACAGCGCCAGTCTGGCCATCACCAGTGCCATCCTTGCCATAGAGGATGTCTTCCAGCTCAGTCAGCTTCGCCTTCTTGCCTTCCGCAATCTTAGTCGAGTCGATCGTGATCTGAGAAGTCGGCTTAAAACCTGCAACATTCACAGGAGTGGTGCTGACTTCCCAAGAGAAGGTAATAGCTTCCGGGCTATCGTTGATGGTAGCATAGGCCTTCTCAGAAGGAGCCGCCAGGCAACCATAGATCAGATGAAGCTTGTAACCATAATCGTTGCCATCTACGTCGTTGCCAACCGTGGTCTTATAGCAGAGGCCAAAGGTCTTACGCTTCTGCTGGCCAAGCATAATGCCATCAGCCAGAGCTGCAGAGCCATCGCATTCTGCAAATTCATCAGGATAAGTGTAAGCTTCGATAGTTGCACCAAATTCCTCAGTCGAAATCAGGTTCAGGTACTTAATGTCATCGGCATAAAGAGCAGTCGCTTCTGCACCAGACGGGCTCTCAGTAACAGCAGTCAGGCCATTCCAAGCAACACCAACGCTATACTTGCCATCGGTCTGAATAGGATAGAGAACGCCCTGCTTTACGCCAGTTTCGTAATAACGTTCGCCAGTATTGTCCCAAGTAAGTCTAGACATAATATAGTCCTCCCTTAATAGTAAATTGTGAGTACATCATGGTTTAAATTATCGGCAACATAATGCCGGTCATAACTGCAATACGGCAAAGCGAGTAATTTCTTAATGACTGGATGGTCAGGTCTCTTGGCGATAACTGTTAAATCATAGCAGTCCCGCATTGAGTACTTGCCATCATTTGCACTAGTAGTTACAATTCGCTTCTTAGAATATCTAATTGCATCGTATTGCATTTTTACAGATTCCGGAGGTTGATAGTAAACATTCTTGCTACCTAGAAGTTCTTCTAGTAAGCTTTGAAGTTCTACACGATCAGCCATTGTATACACCTCCGAGTGAGAGAATGAGTCTAGGGCGCCTAGGCTCAACAGTGTTGACTTTCCATTTAGCGCCACCAAACTCAACATACCGAATGGAGTGAAAATGAAGTTCAGCATACGGATCTGCAACTATACTGAGCTCTACAGACACATCCCGATCATCATTCACATTACCGGAAATCCGGAATTTGCTAGAATTCTTGACTAATTCACCGTAATAATAGCGAACAGTCTCTTGCTCATCCCAGATGCCGGGCTCTACTTCGGCAGTCTCAACATAGCCCACTTTTCCGTACCATTTGTTCATTCATTTTCACTCCCATTTTGAATTTTATAGAAGATTAGCCTTACGGCTCGCCAGCAGTAACGGCAACCGGCTGCTCCAGAGCAATAGCAGCATAAACATCAGTCAGAGCGCCAGACAGACGGGTCTCCATCAGATACTTGTACTGGTTGAAGTCAATGTCGAAGTCCTCAAAGCTGGTGATTTCGCCGCCCTTAGTCGAGCCAAACTGATAGTTTGCCATGTTAACGAAGATGCCAAGCAGGTTGAACTTCTTACCGGTCTCTTCAGTCTTAGCAGGGTCGGCCTCACGGCTCAGGCCTTCCATCTGCTCAACAGTGTAAATGTTGTTGACACGAAGAACCTTCGCAAGATCAGCAGCGGAGTCATAGATACGACGGCCATTCAGGTCACGAGCGAGGAGCATGGTGTTCAGCAGGTGCGGAGTGCAATAGAAGTCGGGGGTGCCCTTAGCCTTATACTTCTCACGAGCATGCAGAGAAGCAGCAATGATAGCCTCGGTCTGGATGTATTCCTCGCCGAAGTTAGCGCTGGTATCGGTACCCTGCAGCTTCGTCTTCATACCATCGATATCGACAGAAGCCTTGATGGTGTACAGGTCAGCATCCTTCCACACCGGACGGATATGATCCTCAGAGATCTTGTCCTGATCGGTATCCTGACGGCCATCGCCAATCAGAGCAGCAAGAGCGACTTCCTCTTCGAGGTTGCGCTTCATAACATTGCGCTGATAAGCGACAACGTCGAAATCAGTGATATCGACAACATCGTCACGATGAAGAGCATCACGGAAATAAATGGTCTGCGGATCAGTGGTACGCATGAGGACCTTCAGGTTAGCGGAGATAGTCTTCTCCTTGTCACGCTTGGAGTAACCCTTAGCACGGATCGCAGCAGCACGAGCGTCAATCTGCTTCGTACGGACACGGGAAACCGGGCTCTTGCGGGCCTTGGACAGGACCTGGTCAACCCAGTCATGATCACGCTCGAGCAATTCCGGAGCGCCAGGATAAACATCCTTATAATCCGGGAACAGCTTGCCAACCTCAGAAGTCTCAAAGCCATGAGCCAGAGTATCCTTGTGATCATCAGCGAAAGCTTCGATGGCGCTCTTCAGGGTCATACCAGGAGCCTTAGCCATCTTCAGAATTTCCTCCTGGTCTGCATGAGTCAGAACATTTGCCGGCTCCTCGGCCTCGCGATTGAAAACGTTAGTATACATAGTGTCATTTCCTCCTTCAGAATGCTTAATATTTTCGGACTTATTGTCTTTCTCGGCGTTACCTTCATCATCGGACGCGCCGGCGTCTTCGGCGACCTGAGAGAGTAAGAAATAAAAGACTTTCTTCTGCTCTTCATTAAAGGTGTCGAGCACGTCCTTAACAGTCTTCTCGTTTTCAGGCTCCTTCTTCGGCTCTTCAGCCTTGACCTCTTCCTTCTTTTCTTCCTTGGGGTCTGCCATCTTAGATTCCTCCTTGCCGGCACCTTCGCCGTCTTTATTATTGCTAGCATGAGCAAGCGTTTCCTCTTCCTCAACAGTCTCGTCTTCACTATGAGCGAGCACTATATCTTCGCCTGTGAAAATAATACCTGCCTCGTCAGAGTCATCACTGTGGCACATGATAGTATCGATATATGCGCCGGGATTGGCACCAGCCAGAACCAGGCTAACTTCACGGATCACGCCGTGAATAACATTACCACCCTGCTGCTTAAGCTGGTTGGCATAAATTGAGAGCTGGTTTACATCACCATGCTTAACCAGTTCTCGTCCCATCTTGCCAGACTCGCTCTCATTGAATGTGCAGTAGGCGTAAACGCCTTCAGGTCTATTCTCGAGCAGAGCATGACCCAGGACATTATTGGCTTCGGTGTGCTGATGGTTCCAAACAAGAGGCACCTGAGCGCCATCGTTGTCAATAAAAGCATCCTTCATGATCGTTCGACCATCAGAGCATCTCTTATTGACGACTGTGGCCCAGCCACCAAAGTCATAGTTATTAACTACCATTTTGACTTTTCCTCCTTACTTCTAGATTTACATTACTGAAGTTTACTTATCGGAATGTCTAACAAAGACTCGAACTGATTCGTAGCACCACCAGAATTAGCCAGTTCCTCAGGAGAATGCGAGATGTTACTATTGAGAAGCTGATCAGCCTTAGGATCATCAGAAGGCTTGAATCCGATAATCTGGCGAATTTCGTTAGAAGTAAGAATCTCATTTCGAGTAAACTTATCTGCGATTTCAGCGATGCTGTTAATCGGCACCAGCTTAAATGGATCTCTGAACGCCATGATAGTCTGTCCTTGACTTCGAGCCGTTTTGCTCAAGAAACTGCGTTTCATAGCATCAGTAATAGCCGAAACAATCGGCTCAATAGTTCGGTTATTATAGTTCAGCATCGTTTTTTCGTCAGCGGTGCCATCCATGATAGCCGGAGTAATACCAATCTGGCTGTAAAGCATGTTGGTGAGATACTCAATCTGGCTCATGAGATTGTTCTCAACAGGACGATTAAGCTGTGTGATCTTTTCAGTGCCATCTATGTATGCAATACCATACGGTCCTTTAAGCTGATCGATGACAGCATTCTTACGCTTTTCAGCCTGCTGCTCTTTGAGCTCGCCTTTAACAACGTAGGGAAGCTGAATAATGAGGTCCAACTTACCAGACCCGCTCTGTTCATCAATAGCGTCCAGAAGATTCAATTTTCTGATAAGTCTCTTCATAGTAGAGTTCGGTTCATTAATAACCGAATAGAGTGGGTTCTCAATAATCGCTACTGACTTTTTGGGGAAGATAAGTTGCTCTTTTCGACCCGTATAATCATTATAGGCTTCCACTTTTACGCTTCGAGGAAACCATTCAATAATCTTGGCAACTCGCATAGATCGGATATCGAAAGACGTGCCAATTGTAGGATCACCTTTGGCCTCGATCGGAACAATAGCAACTGCGCCCTCATCAAACATCGACATAACAACGTCTTGCCTAAATGCTCGATGAGTCTGATCAATATTTGCTTCCAATGTCAAGCAAGTGTTGAGATCTGAGTCGACATCTTCCTTGTAACGACCATTTTTGTCAATCCGACAATGTCTAATATCCACCGCAGCTACATCCATTGCGATCTTGTTATACACGGAGGTAACAATGGACCTTTCATTGCCTCTAGAGAATCTTACTCTGTCTGGCCGATAAGTGTAACTCATACCGGGTTCGCTATAGAACATCGTGGGGTCGCGGTTACGAAAAGCGTTCCAGCTGTTCTTCAGCCGGGTCAATAATGTAGGTTTTTCCATTTAGTGTTCCTCCATCTAAATATTGATCTTGTTGGCGTGAGTCTTTCTATAAGCGATTCGACCATCACCATATACACCCTGTCTGTACTGAGTAGGATCATACCCAGAACTTGAGAGTGCCATGAAAACGCCAACTTCACCTCGTTTTGCAACGAAGGAAACTACTCTTCCAGATGGAGCCCTAATATCAGATGTTTTCTGACTCATCAGTTCAGCCATCTTTTTATTGTAGGCGTTTACTACCTGAGCACTGAGTTTACCATTTGTTCGGAAAGCATTCGGAAGTTGAAGGAGTTCATTGCCGTATTCATCGAGCTCCTTCTGCGAAGCTTTTTTGGCCTGTGCCGTGATTTTATCGGTCTTCTTTTTAGCCCACTTGTAATCGGCTTTTTCAAGCCGTTTTCTACCAGCCGGGGTGAGCGATCCATCGGGATTCTGATATCTCCGAACTCCCCATTTCATGCCTTTAATGCCCCAATGATAAATTTCACCGTCATAGGTGATAACATATTCATTCTGCATCACGACACCTCCTTTACTCGAATGATTCTTTGTTAAGCTTCCATGCTACAAAAGCATCAAGCATAGAAGCCACAGGGTCAATCTTAGCCTCATGGCGTTTCTTTAAAAGTTTGCGATTGCCATTCGTATCTTCCATAGTTATCGCATTACCCATCGCAAAGGACATCAGTTGCTCATCAAACAGCAATGCTCTCTGTTCAGCAAGCTTTTTCAACTCACCAAGAGGCACAGATTCTGTCTTAGAACCCTGAATGACTTTCTCGATACCAAACGGACCATTCTCCTGTTCCCACCGCTGAACGAATTCTCTAGCGTTGTAAGGGTCATAGCCAAAAGACCGAATGTCATATTCATGCTCAGTTACGAAATGATCAAGGTCATCGTAAACTTCCATCATATCGAGAACGGTACCAGGCATAACGATTAAGCTACCTTCAGCAATAAATTCCTCATACTTCTGTCGCATAGCGATCGGAAGTCTACTTAATGTATACTCAGTTATGTAGTTACGAGTCTTGATGCCGAACTCTCCACGAGATAATGGAAACAGAAATACAAATGAACAGAAGTCATCGCCTTGTGACAAGTCAGCACCAAGTGAACAAGCCATTCGCCAATAGTCTCGTTTCCGCTCATGAGGAAGAGTTTCGTCATAAGTGAAGAAATACGTATAGCCTTCCATCGGAATACCAAAACGTTTTGCAAGAATATCATTGCGCTCAGAAGGAACTTTCTCGGCTTTCTCAACTGCCCGTTGATAAGTTTCATACTTAACAGTATGGTCAATGTTCGGTTGAGCCTTGATCCACATAGCAGGGTCGTTAACTTCTTCAAGCGAATCAAGTTTGTACCACCAGATTGACGTGTGATAATCCTGATACTCACCCTTTAGAATCTTCATCAATTCCATTTTGATTGTATCGCCGCTGCCATTACGAACTGTACCTTCAGAGCTGATAGCCACGATCAGCCAGTCATTGTCTTCGCCAGTTCCTTGCTCTTTTGAAGCACCCTGCTCCAAACATTCGATAGGATTTTCTCGCACGTCACCGGAAAGCCATTCGTCAACCGTTGCGATCTTAACTCGAAGTCCCTGAAGGGCATCGATTCGCATTGGACGAACTTCAACCATTGAATTGGTAAGGAAATTTTGGATACCCTTTTTAGTGGAGGCTAATTTAACACGGTTTTCTTTCGAACCTGTGGTGTTTTGGAGAGAACCTTCAGTGAGGAATTTAAACAGAGGTCCTCTTGCTCGTGCAATAGAGGTTCGTATGGGGCTCATGACTTCATCTGCTTGCTTCATAGTAGGTGCAGTGCAGACTTGATAAGTCGTGCTAGTGTCAACATTCAAGAAGTAACTCTGGATGAGCGAAGCATACATTGACTTGGCTCCACCACGAGCAACTATCAAGTATTGTTTGTTAACAAGTCTTTTCTTGATTCGTTTCCTTACATAGTGTCCGCCATGATTGCCTTTAGAAGGCACATAGACACTAGTTTCAAGGAAGTAATACCAGCCAAAGATCTGTTCAGCCCATAATTTAAATGAGTCTAATAGATACAGATCTTCTCCATTTGTCAAAGTCAGCTCATTTTCGCAATACTCGATAAAACCATCGATGGCTTTACCATCGTAATAAATTCCTGGATTAGCAATGAGCTGATCAATGCGATTCATCTCCATTGAGATTTCTTTGCATACTGGAATCTCATTTCTAAGAACTTTCTCTCGAAATTCTCCATAATACTTCGGTGTAGCAGTATTAGACAACATCAGTCATCATCCTTTGGTGCTGGCAGATAGCCATAAATATTAGGAGATGGTAGGCTGTACACCGGAGTATCGTTGTATCTAGAAGTCCAGGAACTTCCGTAAGAAGAACTAGTGCTGCTCGAAGACACGGATCTATTAGAGTAATTGTCAACAACTTCCGCTACAACTCGCTCAGCACGTGTATTGCTAGAGTTACTAGACGAGCCGCCTTTCGATTTCTTCGACTTTTTACTCTTATTTCGCTCGCCACTGGTACTATCATCATAAACATTGGCTTTGGCAGCATTTTCTGTAGACTGTTTAGCCTGTTCTTTCTTAACGTTTTTATCAATAGTGTCCTTAGTCTTTTTTGTTTCATTGCCAAGGATTTTCGATCCAGCTTCTCCGAGATATTGCTTAAGAAGATTCTTACCAACCTCAGTAGCTGCCGGTGCAACAACTTTGTCCATCGCGGATTTTAAAAATTTCGCAACGGCTTTTTCCTTCTTAGGATGAAGCTGATTATTAAGATCTTTAACATCTTTCTGAAGAGCAAGATACGTCTTCTGCTTTGTTAATTCAGCGATCTGGTAGTCGATGTCACTCTTAGGACCATCATAGCCAAGCTTCTTAGAGAGTTCTCGGTAAGAATCTTCCTGACGAAGCCTAATAACTTTCTGCATCAATTCTTGGTCTGTCATCTTAGACAACTGATCATTGAGATAATCGTCAGAAGTTTTAGCTTTGGAAGTTTCTTTTTCGGCAAGTTTAATAGAGTCGCCGAATTTCTTCTTACCCTTTTTATTAAGAGTTCCGTCTGGGTTGAGATAGCGCTTCTTGCCAGCATCAGTCAGCGTTCCATCTGCATTTTGGTATCTACGAACGCCCCACTTCATTCCTTTAATGCCCCAATGGTAGAGTTCATCGGTGCTAACAAAGTTACCAGATGGAGTAATGATGTATTTACTATCCATTTTGAATTTTCGCCTCCTCTACTTAAACATAATGTATAGATCGCAGAGACTCTCGGTCCCATTCAAAGACCATGAACCTGCGATGTGTGCCAACATAGTCTTCACGATTAGACCAGTCATCAACGGCAGCTCGAGAGGACAGTCTTCGGATCATCACACCAAAGACATCACCCTCTTCCTCGTGATGAAGATGACCAGCATGGACTTCTCTGGTTGTAGCCTGAGCGAATTCTTCCGGATATGTAACTGCAAAGATATGAGACAGGTTATTAGCCGTCGCACGCTTGGAATCGCCATGAGTTACCATGATAGAGTTCTTGCCATAGGTGAAAACTTTTCGGTATTCCATAGCATCATCGACCACATCAGGGCCATATCTCTCGAGGAGGACTTGCATGAACATCCAGGTCACGCTACGATCATGGTTACCAGGAGAATAAAGCACTTTAACATCATTGGCATTAGCGAGTGCTATATCAATGATAGCTGTAATAAACTTTCGTCCTTCTTTGACAGCTCTAATCATGTTGACCTTATCGATCGAAGTTCCCTTGGTTGTAGTTGCATTGACAATGCTGTCATTGTGGAGGAAGTCTTGACCGAACGGGATCACAATTCGATCCCAATGCTGACTAGTAATGATACGCAGAACTTCATTCAGCACAGGTTCATAGTCTTCAAAGAACGAAATGCCCCAATGCATGTCAAACAGAGGAATTTCCAGCATACGATCAGCTGAAGAATCATTTTGAGGTATATAGTCATAGTGCTCTGTAGCTTCCTTGAGTGTTTTCACAAGGTCGTCCAGATCGAAGTCGTTTACGCTCTGCTTGATCCATGCCTGAACAATCTCGCCAGTCTTAGAGACTTGCACGGTTGCATTGTGCGCTGTAAACCCTTCATAAGTACCGCATTCAAGTGTAGTCTCATCCGGAAAAGTGATCTTTGACCAGTCAAACAATCGCCTTCTAAAGGAATTATAGGAGCAAGGAGACTCGACATGTTTTGTGTAATACTCGTCGTAGATCTGCTTAGAATTGAGGCCTTCTTCTCTAAGCCGACAGCATTCTTTCTTAACTTTAAGGGGAATGCCATTAATCATGTACTCCTCGCCTCCTTACTCATCAGACTCTGCTGCTACGTTGAGGCGCCATTCCAGTTCGGCAATCATCCGGTTTGTGGACTCAATTACAGCACTGCTAAGAGGCGGATCAAACAGAAGCTTAACTTTAAGGTACATGTAAGACTTGACTGCCTGAAGCTGAGCGCTATTACTAATAAAGTCAGTCCATTCGCTGTATTCGTCCTCAATAGTAAAACCGCTAGCAGGCCCAACACCGAGCTGAGTTAAATTAAGAAACACAGTATTAATGTGCATAATTAAGTCAGCATCGAATTGTGTATAGTCTTCAGATATACCCAGCATCTTCTTGATTGATGTAAGTATACTGTCCATATGGAGCCTCCTTTTCTTTTAGTTTTATCGTTTCCAAGGGCATGTATCATTTTTTGTTCTAGTGATAGGCCCTTTGATTAACAAATCTTCATTGCCATAATGGATTGCATTATGGGTATTGTGCGAGATACAAATCAAATACTCAGGATTCAGAAGAATACTAGTAAGATCAATAATGTCTTTATCACTTATTGGATTCATATGATGGATCAGGACTTTTCCTCCGATCAGTCGATCTTCAATTCCTAGATCGCATCCATTGTCACGAATGATAACTTGATCTCTGACTCGTTTCCAAGCAGCAGACCTATAGAAATTTTGGTTCAGATAACGGTCGAATCCAAATGTTTCTTTGCCAACAGAACCATTCAGTTGAAGATACTGAAATCTTTCTTCAAATGTTGGAAGAGTAATTAGTTCAGAGTAGGTTCTAATATTCATCATACTCCCGCTCCTCTTCCTCAGATCCATCACCATGACCGCTATATCTCCGCATAGCATCAATTGCTTCATTGTAGAGCTTCTTGATGTCAGCCTGGTCACGAAGTGCTTGAGTTTTTGCTCGGATTAGCTCATTCTCAAGTTGCGCTCTCTCGGACTCCAACTTTGCCTTTGTTGATGCCAACTTAAGATAGTGCACTGTTTCCTGAGCGGAGGCTGTGCCGTCTCTTAAGCGCTGCTCAACCAGGTCAACTGCAAGAGAGATCATCTGGTTTTCTCGCGACTCTGGGTTTAACGCGGGTCTGAGTGGTTTAGTATTTGCATTAGTTTGGCTCGGAGTTTTCACTTTCACCACGGTCATTGCCTCCTTTCGTCTTGTATTTGCGAAGACAAATAGATAATACTTAAAAGAACTTACAAGGACCTGCCGGGTTCATTTTGAAAGGAGTGAAAAGAAATGAACATGTAGAGGTTTGGAGGAGAAGAAAATGGTAACCTATAAGCAAGCCCTTGTAAGCCCTTCTAAATATTATCTACTTATCAAATGATTAATGGAGCCGTTGACAAGAATCGAACTTGCAACCTGCTGATTACAAATCAGCTGCTCTGCCTATTGAGCTACAACGGCATAAAAAGACCCCAGGATCTTACTAGGATCGAGGGGTCTATGAGATTTAAATTACTTGAGCAGGAAGGACCAGCTAGCTTTGCCGATGATACCGTCGACACCCAAGTTGTGCTCCTTCTGCATCCTACGAACGCCAGCATCCATCTTAGCGCCAAAGATCTTATCGGTTGCCGGGATGTCATAAGGATAGTAACCCTTATCCTTCAGAAGCAGCATTGCTGCACGAACGTCATTACCGCTCATACCCTTAGAAAGCATTCTCAGTTCCACGTTTACCACTCCTTTGTTAGTTGCAGGTGCAGGCGAAGTTTTCACCTCTTCAGACTCATACTTCGGTCTGATGACCATCATTATGGTAGGCAGAGTTCTTGTCCGAATCTGGACCTCACCGCCATTAGAGTTATCAGTATATGAGGTATTGCCCTCGACAGTCTGATATGTGCCATCAGAATTCTTTGAAATGATGAACCCAACATGATCAGCACTACCATTGAGGTTCCAGTCAAACAGAACAATATCGCCCTCTTTGCCGTTGTTCTTATTCACTACGAGGCCGCGATTCTTTGCCCAATCACGGATAGCATCGCACCATGCGGTCTTCTTACCATCATAAAACAGATTAGAGGCACCTGCCATGCGGAAGATATCCCAGACAAATGTAGCGCACCATGCATAAGCATAGCCATTGACCGGGTGACCATAGTAGTGAGTATTAAAGATTACGTTATTGCTATATGCCGGGGACTCTTTTGTTCCGACATAAGACTTTGCGAGTTTAATAATTTCACTAGCTTTTGCCATTTTGAGTCACTCCTTTTATTTCGGTGTTAATGTGGCTGTTAAGTTTACTCCGCTGCCCTTGACGCAGAATTTCATATAACGTCTATCTAACGTGGCGATGTCGAGTGTAAAGCCTGTCTTATCAGAGTCAAGTGTAAATGTGCCAAGTAAACCAGTTTCATTTGAAATGTAGCTTGCAGCTGAGAATGTGGTCTTATCGCTGCCATACATAGCCCAAGCGCTGTCGCCACCATTACCTATATAAGACCAGTCATTGCCAAGACAATTATCTGCGCCGGTAACACGAATAGTTGCACCGTTCGGGTATGTCTGCTTCGATACATCGATAACTTCCGTTGTGCCAACTGTTACATAACCGGTAGCTGCTTTCGTACCACCAGATCCTGTCGACAAACGTGTGTCGTCTGTATAACCATACGTCGAAAGCAAATCAATAGAAGCAGCTTTTACCGTAAGATTATACATAGCCGTAAATCCACCATCAACGGTCGTGCAAATTATGGTGGCATTTCCTGCTGCAAGTGCAGTAACAACACCACTCTCTACACTTGCCACTGTAGGTGCGGTGCTCGTCCAAGTTACGGCTTTATTACTAGCATCGGACGGGCTAATTGTTGCCTGAAGAACTACTGTTCCACCAACCGTCAATTCGCCAGAAGACGCATTCAGTGCTACTCCATCGACAGCAATAGTCGTAATACCAATAAAAATTTCTCGATCATATCCAGCGCCATAACAGTAGCTATAGATCTTCTGTTCACTTGGGTTAATTACATTAACAACAAAAGACGTATCCTTTGCACTATTGGCAGTCTTGTTATAGGTCGTAGTTTCACCGAATTCGATTCCATAATATTCCGCGCTTCCATTTTGTCCATATTCATTATTTCGAGCAAAGCACATGTTGGGAGTAGCTACACGCCATACGTTATATTCCGTACCTGCGCCACTGGCAATGCTGTTGAGCTTAGCAGTTTTAAAACAATGCACATGACCGTGAATCGCAGCAAGAATCATTGCATTATTGTAGCCGGCAAAACTAATAGTATTTCCAGTGCTTACCGTGATACTACTTCCGTCGACATATGCTTTTACGATATTTGACAAGACACAGACACCACCCCAATCAAGTGGATGGTGAGATAGAATGAGAACATTCCAGCCAGTTCTTGAGCCAACAGCTTTCAGCATAGTAGCAAACCACAACTTCTGAGCATCGGAGACGTATTCTTTTTCAGTAGCTTCAGCCGTATTCAGGCAGATCACTCGCAGTTTCTTACTATCGAAGTCCCGATAGCAATAGCCTTCAGTTGTGCTACCCATAGTAGCCCCAGTGTTATATGCACCACATAAACTATAAAGCTCTGTCGCCGAAAGAACACTACCATTCTGTGTTTTACTGTACTGTAAACTGTCATGATTCCCGAGTGTACGAAACTGTGGAATCCCCTTGAAAGCTTCATCAATGTCGGCATTAATTTCTGTTATATGTTGTTTACCTTCAGCAAGCGTTGTAGTGCTTGAGCCTGCTGTATAGTCACCAAGATAGCAACAGAAATCAATGCTCGGGATAATGTAAGCCAAACTTTTCATTGCCATGCCTGCATGTTTATTACCAGTTACAATATCAGAGCTCGTATCAAGTTGATGTGCATCGGAGGCGGCAATAAATACGATACTTTCAGAAGTACGGACAGATGCAACTTTATTCGCTAATTCGTGAGCAGCCGTTTTAACATAATTCGGAATGTCAGCATGCTGAATAACATCAGCTGTGCCACTCCCAGATGCCACATCCACCTGCACAACCTTGCCATTAGCTACCAACGGCTTGTCGCCAATGTATACTGTTTTTGTTGCCATTTTGAATTTTCTCCTTTATTCGCTGATAACTTGATAGACTCCGACGTAGTCATTGGCTGTAAGGTCATAGAATGCGATGCCAGCATCGATCTCTGCAGTGCGACCTGCTTTGGTGACACCAGTCGAACTAATGTTAAGAACATTGTCTCCGCCACCGGCAACAACACCAGCCTCAATTTTAAGTGTTCCTTCCCACATCTGAGGATCACCGCCAGTGTTATCACCGCCATCAGAAATGTGGACATAGATGATACCATTGGTCGGAATGTCTGCTGTTGGGATGCCTAGATAACCACCGATAGACTCCATCGCTTTCATGCCACTAGCGGTCGTCGTGGAGCCCGACCCAGAGCTGGTAACGCCTAAGTCAGTCTTAAGTTCATCGAGCGTCCGATAATAGACCCAACCAGATGCATCTAAGACTGCAACCTTTGGCGGGGTCGTATTCAGATCAGTAGCAGCTGTGGTCCGAAGCCAGGTGCCTGTGATATATTTACCTGTCAAGTTACCTGTCAAAGTACCACCAGTCTTGTCAAGCTTCTTGGCTAAAGCTGCTGTAAGAAATTCATTGATCCAATCAGTGGTTGGAATGTAACCTGTCAGCTCTGAGGAATCGCCAGTGTAGGCACTAATTATCTTCTTAGGATCCCAATTGTTATTATCAGTAGATACAGGAATATAATTTCCAGCACCATCCTCGAAAGCAGCAATAAATGTCTCAAGCACAGTTGGAAGAGTTGCAGAAGGCATGTCACCTAATGTGGCACTGACACCGTCCGCGATGACTTCATCAGCGATGTCCTGCTTATCCTGATTTGTGAGCGTATAACCCGAAGCAGATGGAAGATCGCCCAGAGTTGCCTGGATACCATCGGCAATTACAGCGTCAGCAACATCTTGGGTGCTCGGGATTGTAGGCTGATCCGTTAAATCACCATAGCTCCCGGAGAAGTCAGAAGCCCCAATGTTTGTTCGGGCTTGGAGCTTCTGAGCATCTGTCAGGGTTTGAGGAGTATAGAGGACTGCATCAGAGGAACCGACACTAATGTCGTTGATAGCAGAAGCCATTTCGGAGACTTTGTAAGTGTCGGTGGTGCCATTCTTGCTTCGAATAGCATTTGCGATGTCTTGAATGGAGGATTCTTCATAGAGTTTCTTAGACAAGTTGAGACACCTCCATTTAGTTACGTAGCTGTATAGTTATAGCTGACAGCATCATTGTACCAGCTCTTAAGCCTGCTGTTGACTACCGAATAGTTGCCAATAATAGTTTGGCCAAGAGGATATCCTGTCGGAGGGATCTTCGCTGTTGTTATAGTATCCACATCAAGATCTTTAACCTTTACAACGACCATCTGCCCAGGAGAAGGTCTAAAGGTGCATTTGAAAGGTTGAGAGGAAGCATTAGTCCACTCTGAAGCATCTTCTGCAAGAGTAGTAGTTACTTCGAGATCTTCGAATAGCGTACCGACTTGAGCGCCACCAGTAATTGCGCTGGAATTCGGACTACGCCAAGTTTCGAGATCTTCTTTTGTGATTGTATCGAGTTCAGTTTTGTTGATATGAGTGTGACTTGACTCTTCAAGCTTATCTACACGATTAGAGAGGGCCTGGATCGTAAAATGATCCTGCTCAGTGTAGACATAGTCTTCCGGTCGGTTTCGCTTGATGATGTCGAAATATGTGTTTGCAATAGTTTCCTCGCCATCACTGTTTTCGCAAACTTCATAGCATAAGAGACGGTTAGACTGCTGAAGAATAATGTTAGGAATTGCGCAATATGTTACACCATCGACAATGTATGTCTTCAACACGTAGGCGTAATCCATGCGCTTAGTAGAAAAATGGACTTCATGAACTTTGACGTTCTCATCAGGAACCACTCTGACAATTCGTCCAGTATCCCATTGATACAGTTCACCGCCAACTAAGCTTATCATATAGCTTGCTCCTCCTTTTTATAG